TATTAAAATGTTCTTCTAATTGATTTTTTGAATATATTGAATATGCTTTTAATATTACACAGTATGAATGCCTTTTTCCTTCGGGCTTTTCTATATATTCGAAATTGTAACTTTCTATTTGTTCTTTATCATCTAAGTCTAAATTTAATTCTTCTTTTAATTCCCTTTTTGCTGTTTTTATTAAATCAAATTCACCGTTTACTATATCATATTTTTCGTCTATTCCACCACCAGAAACTTGCATCATTCTAGGATAGGAAGTTGTATCATCTAGTTCTCCTATAACAGCATATCCATCTTTAGTAACAATATATGTTCCTCCTGCAAGATTGTGGCAAGCATATTTTTCTTCTATACCATGCCTTTCATCATATAAGTAATGTGCATAGTCTGTTTTTTCTATTGTTAGAAGTATATTATCCTTATTTTCTTCCATTTTTGTTACATTCCAAACTTCCCCATTAAATAAGTTTGGATTTACTTTTACTTGTTTCTTCCAAAATTCATCTATTTTATCTCGCAATTCCCTCATTTGATTCACGAGCCAATCGTGTTTACTGCCCAAGCGATCTTTCGTATATAAAGCGCAGTAAAGCTTTTTGCCTTCTTCCGTTGTTTCGTAAAACTTTTTGTAACGCCAGGTAATTATATAAGAACCCGCAACGCAAATAATCACCACCAAGGCAAAAAGTACCATTAAAACGATAATACAAATTTCAAAAACATTCATTTTTTACCTCATTTCAACAGTGGGAATCCGAGCGAGACCTCGAAGATTACTTCTTCTAAAACGTCCCATTCGGCTCGACTTTGGCTTTCAGGGTCGGCGTGAGCGTTGATTTCGTCAATTCTCTCCCGCCACCTCTCGATTAGACCCTCGTAATAATCTTTCGCCGATAACTCTTTTTCTTCATGATAAATATCGGTGTTATATTTGTAACAATAAACAAATCTCTTCGCGACCTCTTCGGGCGTTAAACAACCCAAAATTCTGCCGTGTTCGCCTTCTTCCTCGGTTACTGCCGACATAATCTCCAAAAGATCGTCTTCGTTCCCATAAGAAAAATCGTGACAAACAGCGTCGCAAAGATTGCCTATACGAATTTGTTCGCCTCCCCACATCGGACGACGATCATACGGAACACCTGCTTTGTCTAAAAGTTTCGCTAATTTCTCTATACAATTACGTTTACTCATTTCGCCAATCCTCTCCGCGTTCAATATTTTTAAGCCGAGTATAATCTTTCAACATCGCCTCGTTAAAAGACCAACCCGCGATTATCCCCGTCGTTATTTGGTTGATAGGAATAAGGTGCCACTCATCGGCGGCGCCATTGAAATCGTAATAATCCCAAACGAGCGGAATCGTCTTTTCTTTGTCGGCGTATTTCCCACTGAATGGGAAGTCTCGAACGCCCCAACCAGCCCAACAGGCTGCGATATAAACTCTCGGTAACGATTCGAGGTAATTTTTCGTTTCGGGTGTGTTTAATAAAATCTTCTTCATTGTACCTGAATAATCCCTGTTACGGTAACGTAAATACCAGCCACAATCGCTAAAACAGCGATAAACCAGTAAAACTTCGAGTAAAAACCTTTAAGATTCTGCGGCGTTTTTTCGACAGAAATCAAAACCGAAATAACCGCGCCAATAATAATCAAAACTCCAATAATAATATTTAACATAATTTTTCCAATCCTCCGTTGATAACTATTTTTTCGAGATTATGTGTTTTAGATAACCATTTGTCTGTTAACGCGTTGATGTTATCTATTCTACCGCTGTGCAAAATGTAAAAATCCGCCAATCCACCATCTGCGTTCGAGCACTGTTCTTTTACCACGTCGGCGTTAAACGCAAACAACGAATTTGTGAAAATTACATAATCTGTCGGAAGACTTGCGCACCATTGAACGGCTTCCATATTGCTCGTGTACCCGTATTCGCCGCTTACGTAAAACAATTCGTATTCGGGAAATAAGTCGGAAACGTACTCGTTTGCCCGTAAATAATCGCATAAATTAGCATCAAGCGCCCCATCATAATATACAATCGCCTTTATCACTTTGCTTCCTCCCAGCATTTCTTCTCGTCATTAAATTTGAAATACTGCGTCGTGAACGCGGGCGCAAACGTCGGCAGGTGATATTCAACTTCGAGTTCGCGGCATTTTTTGCTGTATTTGCAACAATTGATAAGTTTCTCGTCAATCGTTCCCAAATAACTGTCGGTTTGATAAGCCTTTATACAGCACATGTTATAACAACAATCCTCAAACCCGCTTCGATTCGATTGAACATCCGCGAGGGCTTTTTCATACGTCAATTCAATAAACTGGATTTCTCGTATTTGGGCTTTGTTCGACCAGGCACTAACTATCCAAACAAACATAATTTACCTCCGATTTATTTTTTGTGCCCTCATTATAACAGATCAAAAAGAGTTTGTCAAGCGTTTTACCCAACAAACTCTAAAATTTACTCCCAAAATTTATAAAAATATTTCGAAAACAATTCTAAAAACTCGTTTTTAGCTTTTCTGCTCCTTCAAACTCGCCCGTCTGAAACGGGTCGGCTTTTTCTAAAAGCTCTAACATATGGTTTAAAAGTTCGTCGGTTTTCTTTTTGTTTTCGTCTTCGTTCGCCGTTTCTTTTTCGAAATAACCAACCGACACCCTGTTATCTCTCTGCCAAGTTAAAAGCTCTTTCATAATGTCAATAAACCAAGCGTCCATCTCCCATAACGCCTGCGGCGAATACCCGTGTCTCAAAACAAAAAATACACGTTTAATCAAAATCCAGAAATCGCCGATATTTTTATACCAACGCCAACCGCGATAACCAAAAAGCCATGCCGAGATATTATGCCAACCTTTAATTTTCTTCACCATAATTCCACCTCCGTAATTGTTCATAATCTTTTTCGTATAACCATTTAAACCCACCCGAGTGGTTATACTTGCCAGAACAACAAGCCCCTATGTTTTGCGCATGAATTTTAGTCTGTCTTTCAGCGTCTGACAAGCTTTCAAAAATTTTGATAACTTCGCCACTCATACTTAACTGTACAACTCTTTTAGCATGATAGTTTTTACATAAAGATTTCTTGTTTGTGTCTTCTGCATTTTTAAATTCCCAAACAAATCCACCTGCAGTTTTGACCTTATGATGACAGCACGCACTTATAGAAGTTCTGCTAATTTTAGTTTTTCTATAAGCCTCAATTATTCCCTCGTATTCTGCTATAAAATTACCCTTCATATCAAATTGAATCACAGGACTCTTGTTCTTTTGAGAATTAAAATTTTTTCTTTTACTTTCCTCAGATTGTTTTTTGTTATACATTGGATGTTTGGTTTTATCTCGGTATCTTGCTCTTGTTTTTTCTCCAATTTTATCTTTTGTTTCTTTTGTATGGGTGTTGCCGTAAAATGGATTCGATTCGCCAATCATCCTTAAACGTCTTCGCTCTTTTTCCTCTTTTGTCTCGTTTTCTACTCTATTGCGTTGTGCTATACTCATTTTTTGTCGAGTTTCTATGGTTGGGAAATTTCCGCTCACTCCTTCTCCTCCATCTGTCATATTATATCCATATTCAGGAGAATCATATCGTCTACAGTTAGTTTTGTATTTTGCAATAAACTCAACCTCTTTTTCTTGTGCTTCCTTTTGCGAAAGATTATTAAACAAGATTTCATGTTCAAAATTATCCCAACCATACTTCTGTATAGCATTCCAAAAAACTGGTTGGGATTTTTTATACCCATACCCTTTACATCCCCATCTTTTCTTTGGAGGTTTTTTAGTTATCCCTATGTATTTTTTATTATTAATCATATTGGTGTGCATATAAACACACCAGGTTTCTTGTTTATTATCCGTCCCCTCTGCAATCGTAATCCACCAACTCCTTCGATAAAATATTCTTAAATTCTTCCACCCCCATATCACAAGGGGCCGCCTTTTCTGGCAATGTATTGTTTAACTTCCAATTCCAATATTTTATTTTTATATCTGAAAATGCACTGAAATCTTTAATTCGTTTAATATTCAAAATGGTTTCCTTAATATCTAAATCTTTGTCCAACATTAAAACTATAGATTTTGGATTTAACTGTAATAACAATGTAACTTGAGCATCTGATAATGAATGAGAACCGATTGCAACGCTACTGCAGTATCCCCATGTCCACATTTTCATTACACTTTTTTCTCCTTCAAAAACATACAAAGCTTCGCAGTTGTATAAATCTCCATAATTTTCAGAAAATCCATATAAAGATGTCGAAATATTCCCGCCAATAGGATAATAATATTTCGATATATTATCAGGAGAATTCCCATTGTAACGACTTTTTACAGCTATAATATTCCCAAATTGATCTCTCCACGGGAATACAATTCCGTTATTTTCAACATCGAATCTAACATCAAAGAACCTCTGTGTTTCCAAACAAATCCCTTCTTTAATCCAAAGTTCGTTCCCAACAGGATCGTATTGGTCGAGCACGCTTTCGGGGTAAGTCTTCACTTCGATTTCAGCGTTCTTTCGCCCAATTTGGCTGTAAAACCCGCCAAATAACGGCAATTGTTTCTGCTTTGCCCAATCGTCCGACAAACCGAGAATCTTCTGAATTTTCCCAACGACTGTGCGGAAATCAACGCCTTTCTCGCGCATTATATAAGCAATTATATCTTCGCCTTTCGTTCCGCGTGCGTAATCGGTGACATACGCGCCGTCGTTATTATTGAGACGAATCTGAATGTTATTACCACCGCCATCCGCGTCACGGGCGCACCGAATTTCGCTTACTCGCGGGGTGATTTTTTCAAACCCGAATTCTTCGAGCAATTCGATGAGCGCGTCCGCGTTGGTTATGAGTTTTTCCTTCATGTCTTTGAGCATTTCAGCCTCTCGTCCACTCTCCGTCTACCACGACTTCGAAATCGGTTAAATCTTCTAATTTACTTATTTTTAGGTCATTTCCATAACCTACAAACTTGCGATTACTGTTTACAAAATTTCCACCCATTTTTTCGGCTTCGTCTATTGGAATAAAAGTCGTCGCCAAACACGCGGAATATTTTCCGTCTTTTATCAATTTCGAATTGAGGGAATAATCGTCTACAACGAGACTCGTTTCGTATATGACCGCCGTTACAAAGTTGTCGAAATCGCCGTACTCGAATCTTTTAATATAATACTTACATCCAGAATCAGGGAACAAATCGACAAGTTTGACCTTTTTAGGGGCGTCATACATCGTGATCATTCCTCTACCTCCGACGCAATATAGTCGTATAGCTTTTCTGCCGTTGAAATATCTATCGGTGTACCATCCATTTCGGTGAAACACCCTTCATTGTAATCTTTTCCGAAATTCAGGTCGTATATGAAATACTCAATCTCATTCCCGCCGCAAGTCCCGACTTCCAAACCCATTGATAGCGAGAGTAAATCGACCATTACTGAACATTCGGCACCGTATAAGCCGATTACTCGGCAATCGTCGTTACACGCTTTCTCTATTGCCTCTGATAACACATCGTCTTTATCACACGTCGCTTTAATCCGCCCGACGTACTCTACGAACTGCTCTTTAGTTAAGTACGGTTTTTTCGTCATTTTGCGCCTCCTGATTCATTTCTTCCTGCGCTGCTAAATAAGCCTTCTTTGCCGCTTGCATTTCTTCTTCGGTGATTTTCCTGTAATAGTTGGTGCCTTTTACGGGAATGAGCATTCCGTTTACGAGCAAACGCGAGAAAATTCTGCTGCCCAAATCCTCGATAACAGCGGGGCTAACCGCCTCTGCGTATACGGTCGGAATCTGCGCTTCTTTTGCGAAACCGATTACGTCTTCGCGGGTGAAACTCGAACGACGCGCCTCTATCCGCATCAAAACGCGGTCAATAACCGCCTGCTGAACTTCCTTCGGGGGAACTTTGAAAACCTCTTTTTCTTCCATATCAAATCTCCTTTTGGCGAGCGAATTCTTTGTAATCGTCTATCGCCTTATATCTTATTTTTCTCTTCTCTGCCGTGCCGACGAGTTCGGGGTTGAGTTCCTGCACTTTGCGGCGAACGCGCCCTACGCTTTCCATCGACGGCAAATCACCATTCACCACGCGGCGCGTGATTTCCCAAAACGACGTTCTACGAACTGAAACACCAAGCGAGTTCAAGAAATACGCGTATAAAACATTGTCGTCGTCGCGGGCTTTACCTTGTTTCTGAGAATTTCTTCTACTTTTACAGCCATCGTATTAAGCTTTTCTTTTGCCATAACATAACCTCCAAATCTATTCTTCGTCGCAATTATAACATATCAAAAATATTTTGTCAAGTGTTTTGGCATAAAAAAAGATAAAAAAAGAAGAATATTAAATATCTAATATTCTTCTTTGATTCTGAAATTTAGCTTATTAAACTATTTCCGCCCATCCAGAATCATCGTAATATGGAGGATAACCAGGCATAAACTCGAAGTAAGAAACAAAATTGCGCACATTTTTATTTTCAGAAGGGGTATATTCTCCTTTTTTATTATTTTTTGTTTCTAATTCTTTATAGTATAGTTTACAAAATCTGAAACTGCCAGAATCGATTACGTTTTCCATAAGTATATTTTTGGCTTCACTGAAATCGCAATCATTTGGAAATTTACTGTTTAGAACAACGTGTTTTACTCCGATGTTGTTTTTTACGTCTTTTATTGAATTTCCGAACAAACCAACAATAACAAATTTATACATACAAGGTTACCTCCTAAATATTACGGCAATAGTATACCACAACAAAACAAGTATGTCAAGAATTTAACACGCGTTATTTCATTTTATTTTTGAAAATTTCGTGAAACCAATCTACGAACTGGTTCTTTATATATATCGGGAAGTAAACGAAACAAGACAGAAAACATGAAACTTTGTTCACATTATATCTTTCGTTTGTTTTATCTATCGTTATTCCCCAACATTCCAACGTTTCTACGGGGCAATAATCAAATGGTATTTCAAATCTCGATCTTAAAACACCGTAACTGTCCTGTAAAATCCATGAATCCTTCGTCCAACCGATACAAGTTACGGAGTGCCAACCTGAAATTTTGGCGTCCTTTTTAGGAATTTTGTATCTTTTCGGAAGTCCGCCGTTACCTTTATAGATCGGGTAATCAAACACGCAGGCGCCGTTTTTCAAAACACAACGTTGAATTTCTTCTTTCGTTTTTAATCGAAAATAATTCAATATTTTACAAGAGGCGAAAGAGCATAATTTATCGCGTTTTTTTGAAAACCCGTTCCATAAACTATAACAATCATTATTCCCAAATTTATATTTCGACCATGGTAAGTTCCCATATTTCTGCGCGACACTTAAAACCTCTCTCGTATAAGAGCCAGGACCATCATCGCGGTTCTTCTTTTCCATCATATATAAAAAACCGCGCGAGTAATCATTCGGCTTTAACCCTACTTTTAGTTCGCAATAAGCCATCGTCGTTGTGACAGAGTGAGCGACACATTGCCCGCTGAACATCTGTATCAAAGTTTTCGCTTTCTTTTCAGATATATATTCTTCTGGAATTATTGATTCAGATGACAAACCGACGCATTCTGCCGTAAAATCTCTTTCATCTAACGGAGATAATATTCTGTTGTTTTTCATAGAAAAAAATAGGCGCGTTTTTACACGCGCCTTCTCCTTTTGTTATTTTTAACCTATATAATCAGTATAATTAGTTCCCGATATTACCAAAATATCCGCCGATTGCGTCTTTTCCTTTACCGCTGAGGTTGGAATCACCTTTCGCGCCTTCGGTTGCGTTTTGCGTCGCGTCCCCGATATAATCGCCGTAATCGGTTTTGCCGTCGATGATTTGATCGTTGTTTTTGTAATCTCCACTGGAACTACCTTGATTAGGGCTGTCTCCACTGCTTTCGCCACTGTTGTTGGAGCTGCCAGGTTCACCTGGATCACCCTGCTCTCCGCCTTCACCTTCCCCGTTTTCGTCTCCATCTTCGTCATTTTCTTCATCGACTTCAACAAATACGGCAAAAATAGTAAGATTTTCGGTTACATCGGTAACCATATAAGCGGGCTTATCTCCCATAAGCACGTAACCGTTATAGACGCTTTTGCCATCAAGCGCTATATACCATCCAACAAACGCATAGCCGTCGTTGGCAACGGCAATCACCTCTGTTCCGTCTTTTCCGTTTTCGACGCGCTGAACTTCGCTTCCGATAATCTCTCCGTCGCCTTCGATATCGTACTGTACGTCGAAATAAACGGTTGGCTTTTTCGTGATATCTTCGATCACGTCTTTCCCGCTCGAAACGACTTCGTTTGCGGCAAGCGCGCTGACCGCTGTCATTCCAAGACAAGCAATTCCGATAACGGCTAACGCAACGATTAAAGGAAACGAAACGGCAAGTCTGATCAAATCCGCCTTTACGAGGCCGAGCGTTTTCACGGCGTCTTCGCGCTGTCTTCTCGCGATATAAGAATCGTCGTCTTTAAGCTCATTCATCGTGATCATTCTCTCTTCGAGACCGAGCTCGTCGATCCTCGCCGCGACCGCGCTCGAGGTCGGTTTGAATTTACGATAATAAAAAACAGGTGCGGAAACGGCTACGCCGATAACAAAAGGAATTACCGCTAACCAGAATAGGTTAACTTCTGTCATCCAGAAACAGAAAGCGGTAGCGAACATCGCGGAAAACCCGATGAGAAGCCCGCACAACACGGACTTTATCAAGCCTTCACGCGCCAGACGTTTATAGCATTTTTCAAATAGTTTTACGGTTTTCACGGTTTTCCTCCCTTTTTATTTTTTTATATTAGAAATTCCATCAGAAAACAAAATCTAAAATTAGTCAAGCTTTCCGATGGAATTTATTAAAAATTAATCAGTCATTAACTGCTTCATGGAAATATTCATAATTGTACTACCAGTAACAATGGCAACATAATAAATTCCGTCTAAAACAGGCGTCGCAAAATATAACGTTGTTCCAGCTTTTTTCGAGAAATAAAACCCATATGCGCTATTATTGCCAGTCACTTTTAACACAATCCCAACTCTCATATAATTAAGAACGATTGTACTAAGTTGGTCGTTTGTTAACGTAACGCTTCCTATCGCTCCGAGAGAACTAATTGAACACGTGACATAGATAATCGTTTCATCGGACGTAACAAGCGTTCCTGCCGTGTTTGGAAGTTTGAACTCCATCTTCGCATAAGTAGAAGTATTATATTTATATAAACCATTCGGACCGATCGCCGTTCCCGTAAGAGAACCAGGACCAGCAGCACCAGCTATAAGATACCCTCTCGTTGTAAAAGATCCGTATTTATTACTTCCAGCGGTAACAGTCCACATGGTCGCTTCTCTTTCGAGAGAACAATTGTAAGACGAGAGGTATGTCGAACTCAAATACGCCGCAACGTCACTCGATCCGCCAGAAGGAAGATTGTAAGCAACTCCGTCAATTTCTATTTTGTTAAGCGTGTTAGTGGTTGAAGTAGATGGGTTTGCGGCTACTTCAACAAGTCTTTTATTATTATTTGCATAAATTGCGCCTGGGAAAAAAACATTTTGATTTTCATCCCATGTATACATTCTTCCTTTTTCTGCAAGAGTGGATGGCGTTATCCAACCAGCACCACCAAAACCTAAAATTTTGATTACCTGAAGCCCAGCATATTTTTCACTTGTTGCATGACTTGTAACTCCGAAAGTAAATCTAACTTGTCCGTATTGAACATATGGAGTATTACCATAAGTCATTATATCGTCAGTATTTATAATATTCCATCCAGGCCAACCACTCACAGTTACTTTATCAGCAAAAGTCTTCCATGTTTCAGCACCAGCACTCACATCTGATTGAAGCCTTCCTGTAATTGTGCAATAACAACCAGACGATCCGTTACTAGAAACATAAACTGCAAATTTATTCAAAACTGTATAAACATTTGCAGCCTTCGTGTTTATAGTAAATCTAACCATATATTTGCTTTTATCAATCCCTGTTGAATTATCTGCACCAATATAATATAGGGCCCAACTCTCAATAAAAAGTTTTATCTTATTTGCGTCATTAGTTGGATAATCTACCCAAGTTGCTCCGCCATCTCTTGAATATTCCACATCTATCGCGTCAGCTGGCATAAAAGCCAATCTATTTGCTCCAAGAGCTGGAATCATTGCTCCATCAATTGGTGCATAACCCTCTGCGATATTTTTACCACCCCATTTCAGGTATGCTTCGTAAGCTGATATTTCACCAGATCCAACTATTGATTGCCCGAATATAGTCTTTATATTACTTTTTAATACTGTATTTGCTTCTAAGTATTGTTTATTAATTACTGAGTAATTATTGTTTTCAACTGTTTTAGCAAATATAGTTCCATTATCACCGTATCCTACAACATCATGTTTAACTGCTCCGACAACCAGTGCAGAAGAATTTCTTACAACTCCTGCATTGTAATATGATTGTCCATTCTGTTTTATTATTAAAATATCAGCTCCAGTTACATTTTGTCCAGGATAGACGTCTTTGATAAGCCCTTCAGCTTTAATAATAACTTTATCACTATCTGTCTCTTTTGTAACATTTATGTTGTCGCCAGCGGTAATTAAATTCGCAAAGTCGCCCGTAATAGCTGTTTTTATCGGCTTGTTGTTGCTATCTCCATAATACAATCTATTATTCGCGATGCCCAGACTGCCGTATTCCAGGCTGCTTGGGGCATCGCTTGTCGTTCTTTTAATTTTTACGTCAGCCATTTCTATCTCCTTTTAACAAATTTGGCACTTTCAGTATAACAGAAAGACGATTTCTTGTCAATCTTTTGTATAATGAAAGTGCCATTTTATTCATTATTTTTAAGCCCACGTACCGCAATCAATCGAAATATCAAGAAAACCGCTAGGAGCCATTACAAGAGCAGTTGTTTTGCTGTCTTTTTCGCCAGTATAAGTTCCAGCAATAAAACCACCGACTTCGGTTGTGGTCGCATATTTAACTGAAATCACATGGGTATTTGATATGTTTATACCATCGCCAGCAGTATATGTCGTGTTATTATCCGTCCAAGGAACTGTAACAGACAAATATCCGTCTTTATCGACTTCTACAGCATATAATCTTCCAGCCGTCGCAGCTGATTTCGCAGAAGCACTAGCATTATGCGTCTCGCTTCTTAATTTTGCCTTAAAGACAGTCCCGCTTAAGGTTAAACCCGTGCTAGCAGTATAAATTTGTATGCTATCATTTACGTATTTTTTAGACGCGGCACAATTATCACCACCTGGTATTAATGGAACATATATATCGCCAGTAACGCTATCCCTCTTAACAATACTTCCAGGAACAACATTATGAGTTATCTGGTTTGTTTCATATGTACCATCAGATTTACGAACAGACACAGTTTGTTGCGTGCTGGCGCTTGGAGTACTCGGTTCTGGCGTATATCCATATACGTTTGCGAACATTCTCCCGTCTGCGTTTAAAAGAACTGGGAATCCTTTTTCATTAGGCAAGGCAGTCATTGCGGTTCCAGTAAATACATCAGAAGCGCCTAATTTAACGCCACCGAGAGTAGTATACGTAGCTTGTTCAAGTGTCGTGTCTTTCCAGTCGATGTAATAAGCCCAAGAACTCGTCGTTCCGTCGAATCTCCACTGCTCGCCATTATAAACAGTAGTATTTTTAATATTGACAAGATCGCCGTTTCGCGAAATTCTCCCTGCTTTTGATACCACAAACGCGCTAAGTTTTGATCGAATGTTTTCGCTTGTAAGATCATTTTCTGTATAAACACCAATGAATTCGTTCTGCCCAGCAAGAGTATTAAACATCGAGTTGATATAGGAAACGGAATAATAACCGACACCAGATTCTGTCTTATTGTCATAAATGCCAGGTCCTATAATTGATATCGTTTTGTATTCGAAAGAAGCACTAATTTTGATATTATCGGAACCAGACCGTATCGTAACCGTGTCGTCAACACCAAACGTGATATATTGGTTTAGATCGCCTGATACAACGATAGCCTGAATCTTTTGGTTCGTGTCTGTAAAAGTAGGAGCTGCCTTCCATGTCGGAGCTTTCCCGTTGCCGTTAGAGTATAACATTTGCCCAGAAGTACCGCTTCCGATTGGAGCGTAAAAGGCAGGTTCGTCGGTTTTGGTACCATTAAGCGTTATTGAAACGGGAAAATCAACCCACGTAGGAATTCCATTTTCGCCAGCCGATTTCAAATACTGTCCAATGGTACCAGATGTCGTTGGTGCATACCAAGTTAAACTACCACCATCATATGTTATTCCATTTAAAGATAAACTAAACTGTTGCGGTGCGGCAGCCCAAGATATTCCATCTTTTGTCGACGTTAAAATTTGCCCTTTCGAGCCCTTTTTAATCCACCCGAGATCCGCTCCGTTACTTATTAAAATACTTCCGCTATCTCCGAGCGTGGTTGGAGAATAAACGGGTCTCGCTTGTACCTGCGCGTCATCGGTAGACGTCTCTTTTGGACCATACCATAACCATTTACCAGCAACCGCTAACTCACCAGGTAATAGAGTTGTAGTGGAACCATATGCTGATTCCGTTGATTTTCTTTTTATTCTTATCGAAGCCATATATTTGTCTCCTTATTTATTGTTTTACCAGCCCCCACAATCAATGTTGCCATCCATGTAATTAGTAACGCGAATATTGCCAACGTCTTTATTTTTATGATTCCCAGAAGAATCTAACTCGTTGAATTCCGTATCACTAAAAAGACGAACATAATCGGGGAGTTTTACGTTTCCGTTTTCATCGGGTGTAATCCCATTAACAGTTTTTACGTCGCCAGAAGTGCCGCCACCTCCACCGCCACCATTTTGTATTATTGTAGTTGTGTTGCCGCCTACAACTTCTAAACTGTATATATAATCATATAATTCTTTAAACCTATCTTCGTCTGTCTTATTGTCATAACGACCAATAATAAACGAATTGTTTATTTTGTTTTTAATTTTGTATAATATTGCTCTATCACCAGAAACAAACGTATATTTAGACGCGTTGACGATATTCGAAATAATAGTTCCGTCATCTGGCGGGATTGTTATATTTACCGTTCTATTGGAATTAACAGATTGAACGACGCACGGGCAAGTCATATCTATCTTTCCGATTTCGTCTTTCACTAACTCCCTAATCAAGTCTACTAACTGATTTGCCTCATTCACAACTTATTAGCACCTCCTTTTGTAAGAAATGCAAAATTATTAAGATTGGAAACAGTGATATTCATTGACGGCGAATAATCCAACGAATAAGATATACTCTGAATCAAAAAGCGTTCTTGTTCAAACCCGAAAAATTTATCCGTAACGCCAACTACGCTATTTACATCTAAAATCGGGTTAAAAAACGTAGAAATAGAAACCGAAGAACCTATAATTAACTTTTTACGTAATTCATAATCAGCTCTTTCTTGTGCCAAAAATTCAGATGTCACTGTCGCTTATCGGGTCGGCAGTTCTGTATCCAATTCTTTGATAACATAACGGAGATGACGGATCATCATTCGTAGCAACAGCCTTACACGAAGAACCATCGACCCCGTTCCCTATAACTATAACGTGATTTACAACATCATCGAAATTCAAATTAAGACTACTACTACAGAAATCACCGTTGTCCTCATAAAATTGATATACTATTTGTTTGTCAGAATCGATTGTCACCTCGTTATATGGTATTATTGTTAAGAAGCCGTCGGAATTATAAAAAACTTCCGATGAAATCGTGTTTGAAATCTCTAATATTATGCTGCCAATTGTCGAGCCAACCTCTTTTGAAATTGTTTTTATCGTTCGGCAACCTTTTAAACTACTGTGTAAAATTATCTGTTTGGGGTCTAGTTTATAACCGTCACCAGTATCGGTCGCGAGAAGATCGTTTATAACGCTCTCCACGTCGCTATCGGCTGGTATCTCGTATGTGTGTTTAATAGCAGCCCTTTTGCTCTCTAACACGGAAAATTTATCAGAAAGCGAAACAGAAACTGTATTTCCGCTGATAGAATGCGTCGGGGAAGCAGAATCGATAACAAAAATTCCTTTTCTGAACCATATTGTATATCCTCGATTATCTTCTATCCCAACTTCAAGCATAACCTTGTTTGAAACCCAAATTCCGTTTATTGACGGCGTATATTTTCCGCTTTCGTTATAAAGGTCTAATGATAAGCTCTTCCTTTGCCCATTTTGATAATTTTCGCTATAATTTCCTCCCGATAATATATCTTCTTCTGGTATATTTTGTTTAACCGTCTCGTCTGGATTTAGCAGATATATTCTATAATGAGGTTTTAAAACAAAATTCGATAATAAATTTTTTATATCTAAAATAGAGTAATTAATGGGTGAATTACTATAATAAGCCGTAACATCCCCATTAAAACTATTTAGAGTTCTAATAATAGCACCCATTTATCCTCCAATTATATTAATCTAATTATTTTTTATTGATTAAGTATAATATAGCACAAAAAACATTTTGTGTCAATCTTTTGTGCTATATTTCTACTCGATTTTGATTATCCGACTATCGTAACATCATCAAGCGTCCCAATTTGCGCCCAATTGAAACTTATCGTATTTGGTTGTCTTTTAACGTTATCCATCGGTTTGTTGGCAGATGAATTAATTGTTATCAAAAACGATTGACCAGCTCTATCTTTTAGCAATTTTGGGTTCTTTGAGTATACTAAATTACGCCATGCTTTTAACATATCTATACGCTGATTTGACGTATAATTAGTCGCGTATTTACGTATTTCCTGATAACCATAACCATGTTTTGAATCCAACATAAAAGCAGGAATAACATCGCTCCCCAACAAACAGGAAACTGAACCGCTTATATAATTCATCTTCCCACTCGAATAACGATTAAACTGCCCGAGAGTTTGTTGCTCTTGACGAGAGAAATTTTGCGTTTGCTCACCAGTTTCGACATTTAGGTTGAAAAGCCACACATCTTGTATCGACGCTTTGAAACGTTTCCCGCTTGTATCGGTCGGATGTAATTCAGTTATGCTCCAACCTTGCCAACTCGTTTTTATTGGTTTTGACGTTACTTTTGCTATAACACCTTCCGTCTCTTGGCTCGGATAAATGACGTATTGATACATCCTGTCATTCGAGATATTGTAATCTTTAAAACTATATTGTTCCATATTTTCGCAGACCAATTTTAAAGACGTTAGAGAAATAACTTCGCCATTAACAATTTCAACTTCTCTTTTGAAAACATCGGTCGTTAACTGACCGCTTCCGTATATTCTAGTATATCCTTGTTTCTCGCTTATTTTAAACGTTTCATTAGGATATTTTGTGTAATTAATGATAGCAAGGCTATCTTCTCTTTCCATGGCTTCGTCATAACTTATTTCAGTCGGCGCTTCGCTCGCTACGTTATAAGATGAAAAAACGTTTATAAATTCAACTCTTTGACTTTTGTTCGCGCCATCTTTATTAAAACCTGGCGAGACATATATTGACATTTTATTACCCATTTTCCGCCTCCGTTTTATTTATTTTTTTGACGCGATTCTTGCGTCGTGCTTTCGATATTAAAGCACTTAACGTCAATATTTTGATTTTTAGTCTTAACGGTCGGATCAAAACCATTTATTGCCATATTGAAAGCAATTGTTTTATTTACTATATTTTGCCGCCCATTATGTTGGGAATTTTTGTTAGCATCGACCTGCTTGTAGGTCTGATATTTCGCATAATCATTCCATTTATAGTATTTTTCTATACCGTCTTTTTCATCAATATAAGAATCATGCCAAACATTCTTCTCCGTTTTAGAAACTGCGTTAATAACCGTATTGTCTGCCTGCTCAACACTTTTCATCTCGTAATCACTCCAATAACCGAGAGTATTTTCGCTTTCAATATCGCTTTTTTCAGAACCAGGCATTAAAACATTTTCTGCTGACGTATTTTTGTCTCCGACTTGATGAACATAACCTTCAACGATATTTCCATTTTTGTCGTAAACGACCGTTGTATACAAATAATCGTAATTATCGTTAGCGGTCGTTCCATCTTTTATCATTGAATAAACTATCGGTTTGTTCTTATAAAATTCAAAAATTTCGCCACTTGGACTGATACAATAACTATCTTTTATTGTTTTATTATATATATCCTGCCATTCTCTCTGGTTTTCTGGCTTCGATGCTTGATCGTCTGGAAGATATTGTAACACCATTTTGTATTTGATTTTATTTCTATCTTCATTTGCCTTAATATTCCCGTTCCAATCTTCTATTGTAACTTCTGGAACGTAAATATAAGCATTTGATCTGACATTGGAGTAGTTTTCATATTCTCCGATTTCAACTGTCGCACCGATAATTCCACCAGAAAAATAAGGGCTTGTTATTGTATTACGAGAGTTTAACGTAAGTTTGTTTCCCCCATCGGAATATATGCCAGTTTCTATATATTTATCAGCCTCTTTGTCTGACAAAATACCGCTTTTATTATACAGCATGCCATTGTATCTAACCTGATTTTCGGCTTGTAGTATATTCATGCCGCCGTTTGTATAAGAAATGGTCCCATCATTATCTGGATCTGGCAAAATAACGCCCGACATATTGAAGTCGATGTCGATTGATTGAGAATCGCAATTCAGCGCTGCCTCGTTAATCTTTAAAGCGGATAAAAAATCTTTTATTACAACATCTATATACACCGTTTTCGAAACAACATAACCAAGCTCGTCTTCAACAATCAGTGTTAAAATATAAGAATAACCATCTTGTAAGCCTATTGCGTTGAATTTTATTTCACCATCGTATCTGTCTGGTGTTTCAGTGTATTCGTTTAGAATAATATTCTCGAATTGCCATCTATATTTTTTCCACTGTTTATTGTTGCTTTGAAAATATTTCCCGACTGCTTCGAACTTTCTATTTGATACAATGAAATTACTACCAGTAACTTCTTCGCCATTGATAAAAATAGATATGTCTGGCGCGTCGTAGCAATATATCGGATTTTCATCTCCAATCTTAAACATTGAATTAATAGCATATTGCGTTCCTTCAATGTAAGAGCTGTTAGAAATAAGAGGCTGGCTCGTGGCGTTAGAAGAATTCACTTTATATTTAACAAACCAAGTAGGTTTATATTTATTAGATGAATTTGGTTTATTATCAACCTCTATTATATCAGAACCGTTTACCGTTAAATCGTTCCCATAATAAAAACGCATCCCAACATAAACAGATGAGTTTGGTCTTATATAAGTCGTCGCTATTTTTTCACCACCTACAGTTTCGACTATATTCTTTAACAGTTTTCCGCGCGTTTCCATAATACTAAAATACGCGTTATAATAAACAGCATTTACATTATTCGTCGTAGTAATTGAAATTTTATATTTCTTTCCGCCAACTGGGACTGCGGTCGCTTTTACTCCGTCTTGAAGCGCGATATCAATATTTTGTATCGCAAAATCATCCATCCCAGAATAATAAACGTTTTTGATCGCTTCACCGTAATAAGTCCCGTCTGCCTGTCTCGTAACATATACGAAATCATTATTGCTTATCTGATAATAATTTTTCGTATCTCCTTGATATAACGGGTACAAACCTATCGGCTGCTCCTCGAAAAACATTAATTTTGTTTCGTTGATTGTTCCAAGATTTTCAGAATTCGCCGTACTTTGATAATTCTTTCCGAGAGAACGAACACAAACCAATCTATCTATAAAATTAGAATAAGTCGCAAATGACGTAGACCTCATCCACGTGAAAACAGTTTGTTTTACAGAATTACTTTCAGTTACCTCTACGTTTGTAAGCTGAAAAACGCCGTTATACACATTGTAATCGCTCCAATCGCTATTCCCACCGACGACCAAAAAAGTGGTCGCATTATCGCCATAAGAAACACGTCCAGTTCCCTGATTAGAAGTATATTTATCGATTGTAATTAGATCACTCGTAATTTCACCGCTGTATATTTGAGTAAAATAATTTCTAGAAACATCCGAAAGAGAAAAACTACGAATCAGCTTGTGCCCGCTATAATCTGCGTTCAACCCATTAGACATATAATCGACAAGACGAGCTTTTGTCACATACGTCGGGTCGTTTGTGTCTTTGAAAACAGAAATATAATCAGCCGCAGAAACCATATTATCGCTTATCGATCCATCTTGTAAATATATATATCCGTAAGAATAATCGTAGTCTTTTATCCTCGATCTAACACCGACTTGATTCCCGTTTTTATCATACAGTTGAACATAATAATCGCTATATATATTGTTCGAAAAATACGTCTGTAAACGTTCTGGCACCGAACCAAGCGCAGAACCAGACGCGATCGTCATATCAAAATCTTTATCAGAAAAAACTATCTCTCCTTTCTCCTCAGTTCCCTGACAAAACTGAACCTGCCATTTAAACGGTTGATTCTGCGCACCATTATAAATTTCTGCTCCGCTTTCTTCTGATTTGTATCTTCCGTTTTCTAAAAACAATATATTTCTTTGAGCAGATTCGCTATAATTTCCTTTATTGTTCACATCATCGAAAAGCGGCAAAATAGCGACGGAACCGTTTAATCCAGTGTTATTATATTTATTGATTATTTCTCCGTTAAAGTTCCTTACTACAATTGGGCTGTATCCAGAACCAACGAAAACAATATTGTTTTTACTATCTAAAATTTTTAACTTATAACCAACTACGACGTTATTGTTCGTGTTAATTTCACATGAAAAATCTTGCTGTTTCGTAAGATCGAGCGAATCCAAAAACGGAGTCGCGTTGCTCGGTTTATAAATAGCCATAATTTTTCCTCCTCTTTATTTTTTTTATTGAGTTATGGCGGGCGGGAGGTCTTCTCAACCGCCACACCCAAACTAATGGTAACGCGTTTTTTACGGAAACGCGATAAAACCGAAAGGGGTTATCACCCAATAAGTATTTTTTGGTAGTCTTGAATCTCGAAAAGGTTGATAAAAATAAAGTTATCATGTTTTAACCTCATTATTGATTACGAACAATCGGCGCGCCGTTTATTTCATACCACACAAGATGGTTTCCTTTCGATGGTGTAAATCCGTTCACTGACCATGTTGTCTTCGCCAATTCTGACGCAATTATACTACCTGTTTGTACTATTGCAAGAGAATTTATATAGTCTTTTCCGAAAATAACCATTGCAAATTTACCTTCAACAGATTTAGCATTTCCATTGACTGTAAATTTTTGCAGATTTCCTGTTCTATCAAAACATTGTAGAAAGTATATTTTATTTTTTACGTTTCTTGTATCGATAGTTTCATCTGCATCAAAATATATCCTTCCGTTAATAAAAGGGTCTTTGCTTACTGTCGGGGTCTTACCGTTTTCGGCATAAACGGGAACTTCGTCGGTCTTGCCGTTCGAATAATGCACGCGAAGCGTTGTAAGTGTCTGATTGCCGTGATTTTTCGGGCAACTTCTTAAAGAGATTACAATATTTCATTATGCCGAGTATTATAACCCCTACAACCGCGATAAGCGTTAAAATCAAACCGTATTTCGCGAAAAACGCAATAATTTCGTTCATACCTTATAAATCCCCCTTTGCTTTTGCTTTACATTCTTTACGAAAGTTCTGCAACGCCGTAAATTCTGCGACGTATTCCGTATTGTTAGGATCAGCAAGATAATTATTGATTATCGCCTCAACCGCATTTTGCGAATATTTTTCGCGCACGAAAGCGGCAACCAAACGATTATACCGCTCCTCTTTTGTTTCGCCGTGTTCCGCAAAATACCAATACGCCGCAAAATCCGCGCGGACATCTTCCGCCGTTATTTTGCCGTCGTAATAAAACGACACCTCGTCCGCCGTATACGCAATGTATTTGTTGCCGTCGTCCGTTTCCCGTTCTTCCTGCGCGATATTGTCGTGCAGGATAACGCGCGATTTGTTGCCGACAAGTTCGATTTCAACATCTTTAATCGGCGAGTTTTGTTCCGTCTTTGTGCTTTGATTTGATACAATCATTTTATGAGCCTCCGCTTATTTATTTTTCTTTGATAGTTCGATACAACCGATTTCGCGATACTATGCAACATATCGACGTTGTATTTTTTCCGCACGCCCCTACTATCGGAATTTTTCACGTAGCCGAAGTAAGCGACAATTTTATACGCCCGTTGTATAGACATTGAGCCGCTTTGTTCGACTTCTTTGTTTGCCCGCAAGTATGCCCGACGCAACCGAATAAATATCGCGCCGCGGATCGTTACGTGGCTTGCGTGCATACCGCCAATATCCAAGAAAGGACACGCACGTTTTGACGGCTTTATTTCCTTACGTTTTTCCTTTTCCTCTTTAATTGAAAGAAAATCCGTTGTCTTTCCGTATTTCAACGATAACGACATCGCGTTCGATAAATACCGATTTACGATTTTTATATCTTTTGCAATATCTGCCGCGCGGCTACCCATAAAACCGAAGTCGTCCATAAATGACGCGACTTCTTTTATAAGCGGTGTTTTCTTGCCGCGTTTGAGTTTATTTTGGTTTCGCGCGTGCCGCAGTACATAAGACATCAAAAAATTAAACAACCACGCGTCGAGGTATCCGCCTATTATCAAGCAACCTTCGGGCGACATTTTCGCAAGTTCTTCTAATAAAAGAATTATCCAACGCGCTGACGGGATTTCTTTTCTTATAATTGCAATGATTTTTGCATATTTCGTTGTTTCATACGCGTGTTTTACGTCGGTTTTGCGGGCGTGGCGTATATTATATTTTTTCTTGCGTAATTTTTTCGTTACAAACTTTTTCAACCCTGTTTGCCCGCGTTTTGGAATTGACGCAAATTGCGACGGTAAAATTTTTGCATTGAGTAACGGTTTCAATCCTAAATATGCAACGTGGTTAAAAATTTGGTGGAATATACAACAATACGCGATTTTTCGTACTTTTCCGTTCATTCCGTCTTTTCTGTTATGAAAAACGACGGGATCAAGTTCGAGGGCGTTCGCGTTCCCGTTTAACAACCGTTTTAAGCGATTTTCTACTTCGTAGCCGATATTTATTATTGCCTGTTGTTTTAAGTAATTTTTGTTTTCGCCTATTTCCCGCGAGATGTCTTGACGACGTATGCCCGCATATTCTTCCACGGTTGACGACACGTCGTTGCGCTCCCATTTTTTAGCGAAACAATCTTTTACCGCTTGAAAAATCAAATCTTCTGTCAATTCATTATATCTTTGTTTCATATCGCTTACTGAATTTATAGTCAAAGGGTTTTCGGGTAACCGATTATCTTACGTCAGACATCGGAATATTACTACTAACCCCACTCGCACCCCGCGGGCGCGCGTATCCGTTTGACGGGATTTGCGGTTTTACTTGATTTTTGCTATTGCGAGGGCGTTACGGCGTTATGATCTTTTTCGATCAAATAAAATTCAGTAATCCAAGGCACGCCGTTCCAATTCGAGTTGAAAGGCGAATTGTTCAAATTCTCGTAAGCAAGACCGCCATTCGTGCCATTGTTCAAATTACCAAAACGCCAAGGACAACGCACGCCCGACGAGTTCGTGCCATACACGGCAACGCGCCACACCGTAACACCCTATATTTTTTAATTGTTGTATAATTGCAGGGGTCTTGCCCCTTTATGCGGGTTGCCCCGCATATTCACCCCGCTTTTTTTCCGCCCCTGCAAGCCAAGGCACGCCGCTCCAAATCGAGTCGAAAGGCGAAAGATTCAAATTCTCGCAAGCAAGACCGCCAAACGCGCCATAGTCCAAAGCACCAAAACGCCAAGGACAACGCACGCCCGACGAGCACGAGCCATACACGGCGGATTTGAGCCACCCCGACGACGAGCCGCCGACGGTATCCACAAATAAAACGGGTTTGTCTGTAATTTTGAATTTTTTAACCCAATTCCACCCCGCCGCCAATCCTTCATACGATAATCCCGTATCGTTGTAATCCGCCGTTATGGACGACGCGTATTTCGTTGCGTTTTTACATTCTTTAATTGCGTAGTCAAAACCGCTCGTTGCGTTTGCGGTAACATTATACAAAACATCAAGCCCGATAAAATAAGCACCGATCAAAACTTCCATACCCGCACAACGTAACGGATATTTACCGTTTGTAAGCGACACAATCGAGCCGTCGTTATGTTCCGACACCTTTTCCGTCGTTCCCGTATCCCACGGGGCGGATTGCACCCACGTCGTCGCGGTGGTTGTAATGGTTGCCGACAATTCAAGATTTAACGCCGTGTATGCCGCGCCGTCAATCGTTACGCTTTCAATGCTTAATATTTTCGCAAACCCGTTTGAGATATTGCGGGCGTTTGCCGCGCCGCGGTCGGGTGCTTTCGTTGCGTCCGCGTTGTCGCCGACGTATACATTACTTCCGATAACGAAGTTTGCGCCTTGTGCGGTAGTTACGATAACGCGTTTAACATCGCTTTCCGCAACCGCCACAACATATGACGGCGAATAACTCAAACACCCTTCGCAAATTCCCGAATTTTCGAGGTTGAAGTGTCTATGTTGCCATTCGTACAAAATCCATTTTGCGTTTGCGTCCGCGCCACACCCTTCGTTTGTGTTCCATTTTTGCGCCGCCGTTTGCCCCGCCGACGCTGAATTGAAGTTTGCCGGGTGTCTATTCGCACCGCTTGTCAATTTGCCTCCCGTTGCAAGCGAGCCGCCGAAAGACGCGTGCCACGTGAGCGGGCGCGGGTTGCCGTCAAAATCGACGTTATCGTTAAATGGCACGTATCCTTCGGCGGGTGTTGCGCGCCAACATTTCGTTAAATACGTGCCGTCGTCTGTTTCCTTAAAGTACGGCGAAAGTTGAAACGTGTACACGGGAGCAGTTTCACCCGTAATATCAAACGCGGCGTCAATACCCTCAATCGCGGTTACGTTCATTTTGCCGTTTTCAAGCGATAACGCGTTCGCACGGATATACCACGTTAAGCGGTTTTCGGTTGCCCAATCCTCGCCGTCCGTTCTGCCCGCGCCTTCCGCGTCGAGCCATTTGTTGGCGTTTGCAACAACGCCCGCGTCGGTTGATAGATTTTGCGCTTTTTTATCGGCAAGCCAATCAAGCGGCGTGCCGCGGCTTTCCGACGACACGGAAGGGCTTACAAACCTTACCGTATGTATCTGATTGTTGTTAAGCGCACACATCTTGAAAAATCGTTCAAGAAGTGTAAAGCGGTCGCCTTCGTCTTTCGATACCGTGTTATACCACGCTTTGAAAATACTTGTCGTATTCGTATCGTTTAACAACGCCGCATAAAAGTTGTCCGCGTTTTGAAGTGCGTTTTTCAAATCGACTTGACGGACGCAATCGTTATCCGCGCGCGGCGCGCCTGTTTTTTGGTTGCCGTACTCGTCGAATTGCGACACTTTATTCGCCGACGGTTCAACCGATAATTGCGATTTATCGACTTTATTTTTGAGTTCTTCCTGCCGTGCTAATGCCTTTATCTCATTTTCAGTCCAGTTCGCGTAAGTTGTGTCATTTACTTTAAGCTTCTCCAACTTCGCCGTTGCCGCGTCGCTCGGGTTCGCCACGACCGCCGAATACGAGATATCTTCCGTGACTACCCAAACGCCTTCCGCGTCCATAACGTAAGTCGTTTTGCCAGAATTCGGTGACGTTACGATTACCGTGCTTCCAGCTTGCGGGACGCCGTAATCGGTTCCATTTTTCGTTACAAATTTTTGTCCGTGTGAAATACTCTCTAAGTCCGCTGCACTATCAGCAAAGAAACTAAGAATATACCCCCCCCCCCGCGAGAGGTTTCGCGTAATCTAAATATAGCATAATTCCTCCTTATTTGGTCGCGCGGGAAAGGGCGAACCCGCGTTTTGACCAAATTTTTATATAATAAAATTACCCTTTTATTTAATCAAAGTTAATTGTTATGACGCGTAAGACGCATTTGCGCACGTGCCTGTTCGAGTATCTTGTTGAAATCGTCGCCTTTTGCGGGGTAAACGTTCATAGTAAAGTTGTCGAAATATTGACCTTCTTCGTAAGTTGTGTTACCAGCATTACCAGAAAGAGTCTTTTGGTTAAGCGAACCTAACCGAGCGACGAGCGTAGGTGCAACCTCACCTAACGCCCAGAGGTTCTTCGTTATTTCGGCAGGAACGATACCAGTTTTCGAAGGAAGCGCAGTGAGGGTCCCGCCAGGGGTGATAATGCCTTCTGTCCCGTTTTCGTTAATGAGCGCATTCCCCCCTACGTGAGAAAGCGTTCCAGATGCGTAAGAAGACTTTATTCCCATAGCATCCAACAGGCCTTGAATTTCGGAGTTGTCACTAAGCTGTCTTTTGCTAATAACATACCACCGACCATTTCCATTACCTTTGATAAGAGGTCTTCCGTTATAGTAATATACGGAACGCCCAGCAATCGGGGTATTTCCGTAGTCTTTCTTATAGGACTCATCTATTTCAACATTATCAACAGTATCGCCAGTTTCAACCTTAAAGGACTTACCATTGATTTTTACTTTAAAGTTTCTCCCCTTTTTCGATTTAACCCCAGTATCCTCGTCTGCCATAAAGGCTTTATTACCAGAATAGACTAAATTCCCATTTTCTTTTCCTTTTATACTATTTCCGCCTTCGCCATTTCCGCCTTCGCCATTTCCGCCAGAGTTAAATGCGGCCTTAAACATATCAATTGACTTTTTCGCATCTTCAAAGGTGGATACGATATTGCTTGTTACAGTAATAAGGCTGTTTCCAACCCCTTCTTTACCAGCGAATTCTTTGATAATGTTTTTCGCTTCTTCGAGAGTTTTCTCTTCAGGAAGCCCTTCCAATATCTCTTTCATTCGCGTTATGCTATCGATTTGCAGTTGAATATTCTCTTGCTGCTTTTCTGTGTCGAGTTGATCCAATTCTTCCTGCGCAGATTTAATCGCTTCTGAATCGCCTTCTGCAACAAACCCAACGCCAGCACGATAAACTAACTTTTTCTCCTTTTTCGCATCTTCTAACTTCTGTCTTGCTTTTATTAGATTTAACTCTTTTTCTCGTTCATCATTTATTTGACCGAGCGCTTCTTTCTGTTGTTCCAGATTGGAAATCTGTTCCGACATAATTTTCGTCTGCGCGTCCGATAAACGATTAAAATATTCATAATCATAATATTCGACATTCATAGCTCTTAGATAATTTTCGAATTCTTTTTGTAATTCAGACTTATCGGCATCGCCATCGGGCAGTGCGTTGATATAGTCTTTAAGACCAATAAGAGACGTAACCCCATTTGATTTCAGTTTGTCTTGAATTTCAGTCCCCATTTTTTTATAAAAATCATCGAAAATAGAGCTATTTCCGAGAATAGAATCAGCGATTGCATTTTTCATCAAAATATCACGAGACCCGCCAAATAAACGTTCGTTTAAAGCTTTTTGCAGCGCTTCTGCTCCTTGTAGAGCATATGGCACCAAATCAGAATAAGTCGAATCATTGAAAATAGTCGACAAAACATCGCCAGTAAAACCAGATGTGCTGTTTAATTTTTCGAAAATATTCGTTAAATTTTCGTAATATTCTGTCACTTCGCTCGGAGTCATGTTGCCCATTTGGATTGTCAAGTAACCGAACTGTTCAGACATTTTCTTTGCTTCATCTGTCGTTATATGGAAAGTATTCGCGAATTGCTGTAAACGTTCAACATTTCCAGTCTTTATCATCTCGGAAAGATTTTGCGTGCCGTATTCGAGGTATTGATAAATATCCTGGTCTTTTAGATATTTCTTAATCGCATCGTAGAAGTTCGCATAAACTTTTCTACTTTCGTCGAAAACGGAATATCCCATTTCGCCAATAGATTCTGCTATTTGTTTAATAGCGCCTTCGATACCGAGATCGCTTAATTCAGATGGTTTTAAAGACTCAATACCAGATTTAAGATAACTTGTAGGTAAAATGCCGCCTTCTAAAAGTTCTTTATCTAACGACTCCTGCTTTGATATCTTCTTCAAAACGTCATCGTAATAATCTTCTAATATAAGAAGCGTCTTTCTGCTTGTTTCGTCTTCTGCATCTTTTAGTTGATCTATTGTTTTCTTTAAATTTTTAGCCTGCTCGGCAAGTGTTTGAGTAGAATAAAAATAAGACCCTTCTTGCCAACGAAACGTACTTTCTTTATATGAATATCCTAAATTTTTTAATAGTTTTACAAAATCGTCATCATCCGATTCATATAATCCTCTTGGAGATTCTTCATAATAGAACTTACTCTGTAAATTATGCCTTTCTTCCTGTTGCGATTCAAGCAATGATTGGTAAGTTTGCTTTTTCGTTTCTTCGATTATAGCGTTTTGAGCCTGTATACGAACAGAACCATCAGAACTGGTTAATTTCTCAACCAAATCAGAAAGATTCTCGGAATTAGTTGAGTTTAAAATAACCTTGCGAAGTTTATCGTTATCATAAAGGAAATCTCGAATTTCTTCTGCGTAGGTAACAAAATCCTCGCGGTTTTCGTCCGTCATCGAAGATTTTACGAGGCCATTATTCGTGTCTAATTTCTCGCTTAAAGAATTTAAAGAGCTTAATTGTTCTTTGGCATCAGCGACACGCTGCTTCATCGCAAGCTCGTCTGCATGAGCCCATTTAGATATAAGCCCAGCTAATCCTTCGCCAGCAATCGAACCAACAGAAGAGATGAGGGGCGCTATCATTGGACCTACGACGGGAATAAGGGCACTTGCAGCCCCAGCAACAGCACCAGCGGTTGTAAGTCCCGTTCTTAACGCTTTGTCACCACCAGTTTCTTCAACGGTTTGCCCGTAACCAGAAACTTGTTTTGTCGTCATTAACTGAGTAGCTAAGGTAGCAGCACCAGAAACAACAGCAGTTTGGGCGAATGCGGTCTTTCTTTTCTTCCAAGACTCTTCTAGGGCTTCTTTCGCTTCTTTTTGCTTATTTGTTGCTGCAAGTTGTAAGTATTTTTTATATTCATTGTCAGACATTAAGTTAGGATTAAACCCAGAATTAATCGCTATAGCGTCTGCCAAATCATAAACTTCTCCTACATCAACATTTCCCTTTGCTGCTCTTTTCATTTTTCCATATTCGGAAAAACCAGTTCTAATACGGCTAAACAATCCTCCGTTTTTAGTCAGTCCGCTTTTATCTTTTTGGACCTCTCCTTGAATAACACCAACCTTTTTGTCAATACTTTCGAGTATATTATTGGTCTTCGTTCCTCTGCCTATAAACGGGATATTAGCAACCAAGCCTTTCCAGCCGCCAGTTTCGCCTTTGTTGGTAAAGAAGTCGAAAATTTTTGCTGAACTCGCAGCTGCGATAATAGTTACTAGATACTTGAGTTTGTCAGCATTCTCTACCAAAAGCGCGGCCGTATTCGTGAAGAATTTCATTGCCGTGCTTGTTCCAAGCGATTGAGTAAATCCTTCCCACGCGTTTTGAAGCCGCTTCGTCGCCGCCTCCATGGAGTCCATGTAAGCGGAGTATTTCTCGTCGGCGGTTCCTGCGGCGTTAGCCGATTCGCCTATCAATTCCTTTACACGATCGTAATTTTCGATAATTGATGCAAAGATCTCCTTTTGTCTAGTACCTGCCATAGCGGTACTGATGGCATTACGGGAAACGTCATCGAGTGTATCCCACTTTTCTGCGACGTCATCGAGAACATCCATAAACGAGCGCATTTCGCCAGACGCGTTCCTTATACGAATTCCAATCTTAGAAAGAACGGCTTCCGTATCATTCAACGTTCCCTCGGTTTCTTCTCCGCTTCCGCCAAATTTCGAGGCTTTAACATTTGAGAATCTTGCCAAAAGGCTCCTGACAGCCGTACCGATAACATCGCCGCTTTGTTGCGTCGTTTCAATACCGACACTGAGAATACCCAAAATTTCGTCTTGAGATACTTTTGCGAGACGCGCCGAGTTTGCGACTTTACTTAAAGCTTGGGCAAGTTCTTGCGCACTCGTAGCACTCTTCATGTCGAGTTTCGTTAACTTATCAACGACGGAAATTGCTTCGTTCGCGGACAACTTCATACCTTTTAAGCTCGATGTTAAGAGTTTAACGCTTTCGCTTGCGGGTATCATACCAAGTTTACTTAATTTTGTTGAAGCATCCAGAAGTTCTTCTATCTCCTCGGTGCTTTCATAACCTTGTCTGTAATTGTGTTAATAACAAATCGTTACTTTGTTATAAATAAAATACTATACTAAAAGAGCTCAGTGTGCATCTGAGCTCTTTTCTTTAAGTTTGTTTTGATATTTTTGTTCTTGTTCATCCCAATCGGGTAATTTAATTTCTTTAAAACTACACTTATTATAAACCAAAAAATTAATAGCATTAAAAAGTTCTTCATTTGTTGGGATGTCTCGCGCTGCCTTAATTCTAAGAACTTTATAGCCTTCTGATATAACGGCATAATTCCTTCTACGGTCTTCATTTTCTTTATCTCTATGCCAATACCAACCATCATATTCTACATCTATTGAGACATCATTAATTCGAATTTCAATATCCAGAAAAACGTTTTTTAATAACTTATTTAGAATTACATTGGCATCCCCATATTCCTGTTTTAATGCTTTAAAAATACTTTTCTGCTGTTTTGAGGTGCATACCTTCTCTGTCCCTTGTAATGTTTCAAAAACCTTCTGCTTAATTTCTAGGGATTGCATTGCGTTCTCAACCCCGAATTTTTCAAGATTGGATTGTTTCAATCTTTCTCTAACTCTCTTGTTTTGCATTGGATTTTTACAACCATACTTTTCAAGATTGGTTTGTTCAATTTTATCCCTTAAACCAGGAATGTCGCAAACTCTATCAACCACATATTGTTTTTGTAAAGTTTCTTTTCGTTTATCGCAAATGGTTTTCTTTTCTTCTTCTGTTGGCGGATTCTCTTTTAGTTTTTCATGAACTTTCTTCCCTCCAACCGAAGCAACAGATGATGTCCCGTATTTTTCCAAACAAATTTCTGAAATTTTATCTTGAACAGATTTGAGTTTTAATGTAGTTGTTACGCCATACTTCTTTAAATTCCGTTCTTTTTGTTTTTGAATAAATAATTCTTTTGGCTTATGGATTCCACGTCTGCTTAAAACCGTATACACTAAACTCCTTGCAACGCCAAATAAATCAGCAATCTCGTCGGCGGCTAAATTTTGTTCAATATACAACATTTTTAGTTCTTCATCGGTAACGCCGTCTAAAACACCTTTCTTTGGTTCGGGTTGAAAATGATACCCAGCAGGTTTCTTAATCCCAGTATTGCTCGCAAATTGATGGATTTTACCTGCTTTTACTCCAAACATAGAGGCAATATCTTTTGCTTTTAGATTTTGCTTTACATACAACTCTTCAAATTCTTCTTTTGAAGGCGGCCACTTTTTGATCTCTTCCATAAATATTACCTCCTTTTATTTATATTGTAACACATTTTTAATACCGTGTCAAGTATTTTGCACATTTATATAGTATTTTATTTCTCTGAGTTTCCTCAAAAGTTCAGAATATATCTTTCGCATAGATTCCTCTATGTAGAGCTCCCCATTATCCACACTCGTGGAACATATTCGTTGAACCTTCCTCTGTTCGAGGCTTGGCTGCTGATTTCCCAATCCATATATTTTCAACTATCACACTTACGCATATTTCATCGTTATGTTGTAGCTATATGGCTCTAAGGGGGTCCCAGCAATTAAAGGAGTTTATAGTGACCCAGACAATCTTCAAGCCACTCGTTGGCTGCACTCGCCAACTCACTTAAAGTTGTACCCGTTTTTTGTGCTATTTGTTGTAATCCGCGCATGAATTCCTGCGCTTCTTCCATCGATTTCCCGCTAACGATTCTGATATTCGTCATCGCCGCGTCCAATTCTTTCGTATACTGAATTACCTTCTGTATATCCTGCGGGATCTTGTTCAAAACCTTCGCAGCAATTCCGAAATCTGCAATACGCATGGTCGCACGGCGAATATCGTTCGCCATCATATCCCAGATCGAAGTTGCGCCTTTTACGCTCACAAGATTCTTTTGCGCGTTTGATTGTTTCTTTAGCTCTGCCGTTGCATCGATTGACGCTTTTGTCGCTGATTGTTCTGTTGTAACTCTTTGTTTTAGCGCGTCGTTATTACGATTAAGATCCCCAAGTTCTTCATTAAGTGCGTCAATTGTTCCATAAATAGCGTCTTTATGTTTACCACCACTTAAGGTCGCCTGCCTTTGAAGCTTATCGATCTGAGATTCAAGACTTATAACTCTGTTAATATACTGTTGATATTCCCTTATATCTTGTTTCTGCCGTTTTTCAGTATCCGCCTGTGCTTTTTCTTCGTCGCTCTTGCCTTTTCTACCGCCAGATTTCGGTGATTTACCACCACTTCCATCACCAACACCGACCTCAGATGAAATTTCCATTTTACTAGATTGATTTTCCATCCATTGTTGAAAAGCATCCCAGTTAATACTATTGAAAGCTGCAAGAGTGTTGCTACCGCCGCCTCCACTAAAAACAGGCGATAACATATTCTTTATATCCGTAGTATCTTTATGAACACCTTTGGTTTCTTCAAGAATCGCGCCAACACCTTGTTGCGGTTGGTATTTAGCCCCAAACGTATCTGTGAGAATCTCATCAATAGCAGTACGCCCAGCTTTGCTTAACCCGCCAGAACTCTTTTTATAAGACGGAACTTTAGTTAGTATACCTATCAACTCTGCTTGAGCCGCCTGCATATCACCATTTTTCCATCTTTCAATCCATGCTTGCAGACCACCTGGACCATAATCGGCAAAAACTTTATCGTTTAAGTATTTATAAGTTTTACCGATTGTTTTTCCTTCAAAGTCAGTCGTTATAGAAGTTGGTTTAGTCTTAGACAGATCGGCTGCTTCTGAACTTGTAGCCTGCACTTTTAAAATATCGCCTGCCGAATTGTAGTAATATTGATAATTGGCACCACCATTATTAATTCCCGCACCAACGGATTGCCAATTAACCGTATACTGTTTCCGTTTTAAATCGGCTTCTTGTTTAGTGGTTGCAAGAAGATCTTCGTTCGCTTGATTTAATTCATCTATTTTTTGTGTCGTTTCATCAATTGTGTTTCCGATCGACATCCCTTTCTGTTTACCATCGGTTATGCCTTTAAACATTTCGGGAGATAATCCCATCGAATCCTCATTTCTTTCAGCAGCTTCCTGAGCTTTGATATATTCAGGTTTAGCCGTTTCAGCGTATAAAAATTTAAGACGATTTTCAAGTTCAGTGTCGACTAATTTTGTAAACTCCTGCTCTTTTTGAATACGAATGTCGTTTTGTTTTTTTAGCTCCTCTTTGCGTTTAGCATCTTGTTCGTCAAGATAAATGTCATATTGCGTCGCAAGACTCTCCATTCCAGTATCGTCAAATAACCCGAATAAACTTTCTCGTGCCTTACCGCCGATTCCGTGTTTACCAGACGTCGGGAGATAGAGGCTTTCGACAGGTGCTTCATTAATCGCTCTTAATTGTTTGTCTAACAAAGATACTTCTTTGACAAAACCTTTTTCATCAACGCCTTCTAAAACCTGTTCCAGTTCAATTCCTGCCTGATCTGCAACTTTTTGAACTTTGTCTAAATAATCAGAAAATATTCTAATTTTTTCAGAAGAAACGCCAAGCACATCGGTCATTTCAGCTAATTTCTGTTTGTAAAAATCGATCTTAGAAATATCATCGTCGATTTGACTCTCTGACAACTTATCTATCGCCTCTGCCGATAAAGTTCTACCGTAAACATCTCTATTTCTTTGTTTGTCAAATTCTGGTATCTGGGATTCTTGTGCAACCCCAAAAGTCGACCCCGTGAGCAATCCATACAAAGTGCCAGGCGCAACATACCCACCAGGAGCTCCAACATAACCAATCTTACGAGCGAATTCTTTGGAAAAGGCATCCTTACTCTTTTGATCAGCTATTTCCGCAAATGTATCAAATGTATTGAGAAGATTCCCTTCTTCTGCGATAAACACATCGAGCTGCTTTCTGATCCATTGTACCTGTTCTTCTAATGGCAAACCTTGGGCTTGTGAAGTAAAGCTTTCATACAACCCCTTACTACGCATATATCTATCATAAACTTCAGGAGATTTGCGAGCAAGATATGTTCTTGCAAGTTCTTCTCCTGTATAGGGTTGAGTATCAGCAGGTAAATTTTTATTTATATCCTCCGCAACTTTACCAAATATATTAGTGGTTCTTTGATAAAAATCAACAAGTCGAGTCATTCTGTCTGCAAGAGTTTTTATACCTTTGTCATCAAATAATGGCTTGTCGGTATATCCTAATTTCATTCTTTCTACGCCAGACTCAATCCACGCTTGTTGTTTTTTCTCCTCTAACTCCCAAACATCAGGGGCATACATATCATACTTACTTGGTTTTGGTTTTTCATCCTCGCTTAAACCACTTAAATAACCAGTGGTAGTTTTATCTAATTCTCTATCAAAAATATCAGATATTTTGCTTGAGATTTCTGGTATTGCTTCTTTAATCGCTTTGACGAAAGCTTCACTATAATATTTATCTTCGCCAAAAAACAATCTACTAGCAAGTTCATCAGCATCGGTTTGTGTTTTTGTACCTTCCTTAATCGCATTTATAAGAGCCTCTTTAGTTATTTCGTCAGAAGCAAATTTACTACTCAATGTACTTAAAGACATACTACCATAAGTCTTAAAATCTTTTTGAACGGGCTGATATATATTGCGAAAAGCTTCTTTTAGAAGTTTAGCATTTTCGGTATTATACCACGGTTTACCATCGGTCTGCCCAAACAAACTGCCAAGAAATTGTTGTCTTTGTTGTGGTTGTAAACTATCAAGTAAAGATTTAACTTCTTCGATGGTTTGCCCAACCCATTGTCCAACAGGCTTTCCGTTATAATACATTGCTTCGCGCACTTCGTTTTTGTATGTAAACGGGCCTTTTTCAGCAACGCCTTGAACCGAACCAGGGATTTTAACATCGGTAAAGGATTTGCGCCCCTCAAGAACGTCAATTAAATCCGAAATAAGTTTTACGCCTTCTTGATAAGAACCAACTTTTATGTCATAAACGCCAGGAAGTGTATTTGCATATTTCATTCTACCTGCATTTATCGGTAAATGAGCAACCTTACTGGTAATAGGCAAATTTACGCCTTCTTGCGCTCTAATTAAGGTTGCATTTATAACACTTTGTATTAAATTGTGCATCGCGCTAAATGAAGCGGTAGTTTTGTAATCACCTATTTTACCTTCTTTTGCTTTTGTCCAGTCAGTAGAACCAGATACAACATATAGTTTTCCATCTTTTTTAAAAGCCATAGAACGAGCGGTTTCGGTCTCGCCGCCAACCATTCCAGCAGATATTTTCATCTTTTGGAAATCTTGAGCGTTTTTAATCGCTCTTCTAAAATTTTTCATCGTATCAGTAGATGTTTTACCAACCAATGATTTTAATTTTTCACTTGTTTGCGGGTCAACCTGCATTTGCTGCATAATTTGATTCGCCGCTTTAACCGCATCGCTTAGATCCACAATCCCTTTGTCAGTTAGTTCTAGTATCTTGTGTAATTCATCACCAATCGGCGCTTTCCTTTCACTATAATATTGAAATTTATTCAAGTCTTTAAGTTTGCCTTCAATTTGTTTTTTTAGTTCGCCCGTTGCATTTTTAAGTTGGGATTCTAGTGCTTTCCTTTCGCTTTCAAAATCTTTATAACCTGTTTCACGTAAATGTGCAAGTTGGGTGGCACTTATCATTACAGCATTATTTTCTTTAAGATATTTTCTCAACTCTTCGTTGACCGCTTCGTATATATGTTTACCGCCAGTTTCGTTAAGTATAGATTGAAAACTCGTAAATTTTCCAGCCTCGATATCTTTTATAATATGTTGAACATTTACTTCTAATTTTTTATTAGCCATAGTAAATTATTTACCTCCATCTATTTTATCTTTAACAAATTTTATAAAATCGTTTTTAACAAACTTCTCTATGTCTTCAGAAGCAACTTCAAGATACCAATCTTCTTCATGAACTCCATTTATAGGGTCATGCCAATACTCTTTCCAATTGTGCACTTCTTTCCCGTATGTATCTCCATACATACCATTATTGGAATATTGATAAATAGGCTCACCACTTTTGGTTTTGTAATTTAATAAATCTTCATCTACAGAAATATTAAAACTCCATCCGTCGGTATCTACTATCTTTACCGCTTTCAAAAATAGAGGTAAATCTATTACTTGTATTCTATCAGAGTTTATTTTATAAACCTCTGTTATTTTCTCTTTAAAAATTCTTAGAGCGTTTTCTTTTAGATAATTCATGCACGGAATCCGCACTTTCTCTAATTTCCGCTCTAAGTCTGTTTTTATATCTTTTTTTAACGCCTGTATAAGCGTCTGTTTCATATCCATATTCCGTGCCTCCTTGTTTTTTATTTCCCAAATTCCAAAAAATATAGATAAAAAGAGACCTCGCGCGTAGCGAAGTCTCCAATTTTACCTTTTATTAATTTATTAAACCTTCCTAATTTTTATACCGCTGATAAAACGGGCATTACATTCTTTCTTGCGCCAATCTTGATAATCTCTCTTTGGTTTTTCTTATCGCTTCGCATAATATTTTTTCCGATTCTGAGTAAAATTTCGGCGTATTTATTTTTTTAACACCCCAATCGGCAATCGGATTTTCTTGAAAATATTTCGTTCTTCTGATTCCAGAACTAGCGCAAAACAACGAGACGTCCCCTATATGTTGAACTAACGCTGGAACCGTCTGAATCATTCTTATTCCGTTATCTTCGCAAAACGCGCGTAACGTCCAATTATCTCGATTCTCAACTGGCTTTTCTTTTGCGTACTCGATAAAAGGATCGATGTATTTTACTGGCATCATTATCGCGCATCCAGACAAAATGCTCAAATCATAAAATGGCGAATCGTTCAAATCGAAATCGATATTTAACGTATCAAACGGGAAAAACCCGACAACTTCGTTCGGATGGGAAAGTGAAACCCTATCGCATATTTCCATAAAACCATTACAAACCTGAACGTCATCTTGTAATAACACTCTATGCGTAATTCCGTTCGTGTAAGATTCTCCCCATGCGCTTATCGCTGTCGATAACGGTGAGTTGTCGCCTTTGTCATATACTATATCACAATCCGAAAGAGACAAGATATTCTTTAATCGATCGACATTATCTTGCCTTTCCCGCATGGACATTATTTTATAATCTATCATTCAGATAATTCGAGTACTACTCGAACAACCGAAGGTGCATCAGCTGGCGTATTTCTATCAGGAGTCAAAGAAGACATAGCATATAGATATATCCACTGCAACATATTGTCACACCACGTGTAGTCTTCGCAGTAAACTATGTCACCAGTGCGTACCACCGACCCAGTATTATAAAATACTCTTATAGTATCTCCTTTTTTGAATCTATCAGCAATAGTTTTCCCCTCCTGATAAGAAGAAACTTTTACTTTTATATTATAATTCTCATCGCTACTATTATACTTGAAAAGTTCTCCTTCCAGTATAAGGACGTTATTATTTTGCGTTATTATTCGTTGGTATCTTATACACATTATCAGCGATTTTTAAACTCGTTAATTCAGGAGTGTCTTGCGTAGTTGCAGCATTTGCTTCTATGTTGACAGAGATTTCTTTATTGGAAATTTTAAGTTGAGGTCCTAATGTGATATCGCCTTTCACTCCACCGATAGAAGTAACGCCGTCGTTGGTAATGCCATAATATTCCCCATTTAAAACAAAATTTTCTAATTCAGTAACACTCTGCCCTGCCGCATTTTGGTTAACAGAAACATTATCAGTTCGATAAGTTTCACCATCTACGCTAATAGTACTAAGTGTTGGATAATGTATATCCCAATTTTTAGCATTAACTTCTACCTTAGAACCAGGATTTGCTCCGCCAGCATACCAATTCCCGTCTTCAGACAACACATAAGTTTTCTTCGTCTTGTCTGGGTACGTGATAACAATCGTGGAACTAGAAAGTGGAGCGCCATAATTAATACCATTGTTTGAAATAAAACTTTTGCCGCCAGATACTTCTTCGATATCTTTCTCGGAATCAGCGAAGAAATTCAGAATATACCCGATTCCAGCGACTTGTTTTGCATAATTTAAATATAACATTTATTTTCCTCCTATACGAAATATAGATTTTGTTTTCCTCTTTTTCTCACTTATAAATCGTAAAACGGAAATCACTTGTAAACAGTATATCAGAAACACCGTGATCGGGTGTTTTAGATTAAATGCCGTGTAACTTGATTTGTTATAACGTTATTCCTTATGAAACGCTTTCTATTTTAAATAAATATATTGATTTACTCTGAGCCTGACTTATTGACAACGTTATTTTTCCATCTGTACTCAAATTTGCATTTACATCATAAACCCCATATAGCAAAACCTGCTTCCAATTAGCAGCATTTGGACTATAATATGCTTTTAAAATACTAGAATTATCGGACGATAAAGAACCGACTCTAAAATAAAATATAAGATCGTTAGATCGTGTGTGAGCTGGAAGCCCATTTATAGTTACGCCGCTAGTTGTTATTGGTGTTCCATTATTATTGTTATATATCATTTTATATTGTTTTATATATGATTTAAATTGAGCGCCATTATATTCATATTCAGCCACAATTGGTCGAGTAAAAGAATAATTAGACGCATTGCCAATATCAAATTTTATGTTATTTACTTTGTCAGCATTATTGGCATTGTTAGCTGTTCCAGCCGTTTTTGCCGTATCCGCGTTTATCAAATAACTTCCACTCGCGGCGTCATAAGAAACAATCGTCTTGTCCATAAACTGTAATGAGTTCGAAGTAACATTACTACCAGCGCCTATCTGAACAGCGTTGCTACTTTTAGAAGTAGCTCCGTTACCGATAGCTATCGAAGTTTGAAAGTCAGCGGTGTTATTATACCCGATTGAAATTCCTAAACTGTTAACGCTGCCATCGGCAGATGGAGCTTCTGTGCCAATCTTTATTTTTGTTATTACATTAGAACCAGCAGAGTTTGGAAGTTTGAGATCAATCGATTTTTTTTCCCAAAACCAATTGCTCAAAACAATCCCTATTTCTTCACCTTTTGTGTAGCACAAACCATTATTTTCTCCGCCAACTTCGCCACCGTCCCCCGTATATACTTTATAATTCATTCCGCCGAGCGCATTTTTGTCTTCCATTCTATAACGCATTTTGTTAAACTCTAGCCCATTTGGAATCATATTTGTTGTATTTATTGCCATATTACACCTCTTTTTTACTATTGAAAAAATCGCTTAATTCTTCCGACGTGTCTCTGTCATCATATATAGAAACGAGGTCAGCAGAACTCCACGATTGAATTTTTTGAACTACGTCAGACGGGTAACCCTGTCTTTTTAGATAAGTCGTAAACGAGTGTCGAAGGCTGTGGCAATATAATGAATTTATACCTATAATTTCGCCTATTTTAACCGCCCAATGCGAAAAGTTTTGCGCTTTCGCAGGTTGGTAATCCTCGTAACCGCCTTTTATAACAAACAAGTTGTCTATTTTTACGTTAAGTCTTTCTCTTTCTTTGATCCATAAATCGAAGTATTTATCAAAAGTCTCCTTAAAAACATATCTCGGAACTTGCTTTCCAATCGCACCGTGTCCCTTCGTTCTGATTTTCGGAGTCATATAAGCCAAACCGTTAAACACAATTGTTTTGTCTGTTGTGAAATAAGAAACTTTCATCTGTGCCGCTTCCGACTTTCTCATACCAGACGAGAAAAGAAGCGCTAAAAAACACGCGTATTGGTATTCACCGAGAGAGACTAATCGTTCTATTCCATCTATTATATCGTCTTTGTTTATAATAGTCTTTTCACGAACTGGTTCGAGATGAATTGGCTCCAAAACTTTTATAAGATTCCTAAACGTTGGATAGTCTTCGTCCAATATCCGTTCAATGTAATTACTAAACGAACTCAACGCAGCACGAAGAGAGGCAAGCCGACACGGGCTCCATCCGATTTCCCTTCCCCAACCAAAAAAATTGATAAAATCTTTCTTTTTTATATCGACAAAAAATTTATCGTCGTTTTCACGATAATTCCAACAGAAAAAGATTTTTAATTGCGATTCATATTGTCTGGTTGTTTGTGCGCTTTTATCGTTGGCTACACAATAACGCATGAAATCTTTTAATAATTTTTGATTTTTTATGTTAACGACCTGCCATTCCTTCGACAGGTCTTCGTTATATACCGTTGTTCTTGCCATAATGGCAGACCTCCTTATTCACATTTTTTGGTTGCCGCAATATATCTCATCACGGCAACCATTATAACGAATTTAGCTTATTTCTCAAACGAATCTTTGATCTCTTTTAAAGCCTCTTCAATTATCTCTTTCAGGTTTTCTTTTCCAAGAATAGAAAGTATCATTTTGTATACAAAAGGCGCTTTTTTATTAAAATAATCTTCGACCATTTTCATTTTTTCTTCGCCTTTCTTCGTTCCGATGATTTCCTGTTCTGCGAGAGAAATAAGACCTTTAAGATAAGTTTTAAGCGTTTTAATTTTTTCTTCTTTGCTCATTTTACAGAATTTTATAATCCATGTAATTATAAAAGTAAGTAAACAAACAGCGATTATACCGATTATTGAATATAAAATAATTGTATCCGTATTCATATTTTCCTCCTAATACTCTTTTACAACACTAATTACCACAAATATTCATACGCAAACGTCACGCTCGGGCTGTCAACATTTACGATCGCGACTGCGTTGGAACCTTTTATCAAAATTCCAGACGCACGGCTCGAAGTAATCGAACCGATAAAACACGGGCTGTATTTTATATCGCCCGTCGTCTCGTCACAAACAATCGTTCCAGCCGCAAACCCATCGGTACTAAACCCTTGAATCGTTACAGATTTCCCACTCATTCCAGGGAAATTCGTACTGTCTGTGGTCATAATCGTGACTTTCGTAAACAAAACTTTCGCCTCGTCCACTGTCAGTGTGTCATTTACGTGCGGTAACGTATTTCTCCATTTCGGCTTTTCGATCGTGTCATCATCTGTTAATAAATATTCTTTATTTGGGTCTTTTTCTGCGAGGGCATCAAATTGTGCTTTAGTACAAACAACACGTCCTGCAAATTTAGAAATAGTACTCATTATTCTATCTCCTTGTTAGATAAGTTTATTTCTTTAGGCTCTTCGTCTATTTTTGGAATATCTTTATCTGTTTCTTCATATTTAAACGGTGCATTTTCTACATCGATTGCTATATCATATTCCTCATTCGTTCCGATTTTATGGATAATTTTATTATTGTCAGAATATGTTTTGTAAAGTTTTACTTTATCTTTTCTAGTTCCGTAATATTCTTTTACTATCATGCCGCTGCCTCCTGAATTTTATCTGCATATTTGCTCCAATTTGTAGCTGCTTTATACGTAGCACCTGTTCCTGCTGGGACTGTAATAGTTCCTGAGAAACCGAATGGAAATGTCAAAGATTCGATGGTCGGCGGAGTTGTCGATAACATAGTTACGCTCGTTAAACTACTGCAATTATAGAACGCCCTATTACCTATACTTGTCACGCTGTTGGGAATTGTTATGCTTGTAAGGCTACCGCAATCGCTGAACGCACCGTTACCGATAGAGGTAACGCTGTTGGGAATTGTCACGCTTGTTAAACTACTGCAATAACTGAACACAGACTCGCCGATAGAAGTTACGCCATTACCAATAGTTACGCTCGTTAAACCGCTGCAACCACTGAACGCATAATATCCTATCCTTTTCACGCTGTCGGATATCGTTATGCTTGTAAGTCCTCTGTATCTCCTGAACGCATAAGGAGATATTTTAGTTGCGGTTGTCAAATTTACTTCTGTTACTAACTCGTCATTTATATATAAGTTGTGAGCATTGTACATAGGATTTGATGAATCATTACTAAAACTTATTTCTACCCATTGGTCTATCGTGCCAAGATAAGTTACGCTTGTTAAACCGCTGCACTCATATAACGCATAATTACCGATAGAAGTCACGCTGTCGGGTATCGTTATGCTTGTAAGTTTGCTGCAATGATAGAACGCATAATCTCGTATACTTGTAATACCTTTCAAATCTTCAGCGGTTATCTCAGTGATTGTCCCATCTACAAGTTGTGCAATTTTATTATCTTTATAAACCACCGTCGGTGTTACTTTTTGATTCCCTAAATATAAACTCATACTTATAACCTCTCTATTGTTGTCGCCTGTAGTATCTCTGCATAAGTTAATAAATCTGTTCCATTTGTTAAAGCTACTGCTTGAATCTCTTCGTTAGGAGTTTTTGTAATTGTTTTATTATCAACTCCTACACTACCAAGGTTATCTACACTTTGACCTGCATCTACAAGTTTATGATTCTCACTATCCCACTTTACAAGGTTGTTATTAGTAAACTTACTACTGTCATCTCTTATTGCAACAGGTTGACCTTCGTTTTCATTAAATGTAAATACACCATTTGTATCAGATTCGCCTAAACCGAGTTTTACACTATCCGAGGTCGGGTCATAAACTATGCCATAAACATCGGTAGCATCTTTCTTAATACCAATACCACCATTCGTTGCCAATGTCGCTCCTGTTGCATTTGAATAAATCATTGCATTTTCGACATTGAGATTCTCGGTATTGTTTATGTGTTGTGTTCCGTTGACGGTTAAATCACCTGTGATGACTATATTACCGCCAATTGTACCACCTACTTTATCAAGTTTTTTTGCAAGACCTTCTTCTAATTGTTCAGTGGTTACGCCACCTTTTTTAAGCGCGGAGGCCGCTAAACCACGCGCAATATTATCAACTGCCATTAGCTTATACCCCCCTTAGTCATTTTGCAGAAAACTTTCGTGCCTTCACCTGCGCCAGTTGCGATAAATTTAAACTTCACAACATCATCAATCGGAAAATTGTAAATTCCGTCAGCCGTAATTTCATCAATTAAATCAAACGCGGTCGTAAAACCTGTAAGCGTATAAAAGTCTTCTGCTAAAAGATCAGTCGCGCCAACAACTTTAAGTGTACCATTTAATCCTGTAACCTGGATGCTAAGTGTTTGTGCCGACATATTTGTCGTCTCTTTGCTTTCACCCGTTACAGGCGCATCTTTATACGCGTAAAAATTATTTACTACTACCATAATCCTCAATCCAACTCCTTATTAAATATTTAATTGGGTGTTAAATCCCATTATTTTCAAATTTAACCCCTCGAATCCGAGGGGTGATTTCGACTTATTCTGCGCCAGTCACAGCTTCGTATGTGCCAGTTACACCAGCAATCGTTATGCCTTTCTTAATGTTTTCAGGAAGCAATTCCGCGGGCTTCGTAATCGTAACTTTCGATATGTTTTTTCCAGCGGTCGTGGTTATCACTTGATCACCATCGGCAAGCGCCAACGTGACCGTCTTCTCCTCTGTCGGAGTTGCAGGAACGTTCGTAGTTATAGTAACCTTAGAGAGAACTTTACCCTCATCAGGCGTAACCGTTTGAGAACCATTTTCGGTAATTGTTATTGGTTTTTCTTGCTCGGGTTTTTGCGGTTCAAGCGTCCCAACCACGCCGCCTACATTCACATCTTTTTTTATATTAGCTGCGACTAACATTGCGGGCTTTGTGATCGTTACTTTAGATAAAACCTTCCCTGTGTCAGGTGTCACGCTCTGATCTCCAGCAGCCATTGCAAGAGCGGCAGTCTTTTCTTGCTCTTCTTTGCCAGGAACATTTACCGTCGCGCTCGCTTTCCCCGATACGTCGTGAGTGCCGTTAGTCGTGATTTCTACCGCGCCAGTTGGAATTACGTAGTTATCAGGTATTTTCGCGACCGTTACTTTGGACAAACCATAAAATCCTTCTTCGGGAACAACGAGCTGCTGTGCCTTCGTCGGGGTTGCCGATTTTTCCTGAAGTGCGGGTTGAACGTTGACCACAACTTGGCTATACCCGTCAAGGTTGGCATCTTTCGCAAGATAAGTTTTGTTTTCGGTAGCTTCGAGCGTACCAACAACAGGCGCAACGTCTCCGCCAGCGATATACGCGCCGTTCTGCAACACGTAATTCACCTTCGTACCTTCCTCAACTATCGTAACAACAGATGTTTCAAGCGGTATACCATAATTCGTGCCGTTACGGGTTATATATGGTTTATTCGTGGGGACGTCCTTAAGATCCTCGGCGGAATCAGCGAAAAAGTTAAGTATATATCTATCTCCCACCTGTTTAGCATAATCTAAGTAATACATAATAAACCTCCTTGTAATATTTAGATTTTTATGTTATTATTCCTCTTTTTATCCTTTTCTCTTTTTTACCATTTTCGTTTAATAAAATTTTCCTTTTATTATATAATTTATAAAAAAGAACCCGCGAACGTATCGCATAACACATTCAACGGGTTCTAATTTATTTATTTTTTATTCAGTTGTTTAGAATCATCTGCTTCTTGATAATGTTTACATTTTATTGCATCACCGATACATTTATAACATCTATCAGTAGTACACCAATACTGAAAAGGACATCTCCCAACGTTATCAATTACGCATCTAACAGGATTCATATCCTTCACAGTCGCAAATTTACAACTCATTATTTATTTATGATAGTTGTAATAGTAGCATACTGAGGTTCGCCATCGCAGCTACAACCAGACGCAAGAGCCTGACCGTTAAGCGAAACGGAAGCAGCAGAACTCGGGTTCATCGTAAGATCAACCGTACCATCAAGTTGGAATCTCGGAATTTCGATGGTTATTTTACCAGCATATTTACCTTTGGATTTTTGGCAGCCATTACCAGCAAAGAGCTTGCCATAAAGGAATAAACTAAATTCCTTAGGAGCGTAAGCAGCGGTAACTATAAGCTGTTCGCAATCAGTCACTTCAGTGGGGTAAGTGACACAAACCGCGCCCACCGCGGGTTTAGCTTCGCCAACAAGTTGGAACGTATAAGCATCTCCATCTCCTTTTGTAGCGGTATAAGTAAACATTTCATCGTTGCAGTCCTTAACCCAAACTATAAGAGTATTATCAGCCGCTGCGCAGAAACCAGCCGCCTTATCAAACATAGGAGCGATAGTATCTCCAGTAGGAATGGTAACCGTAAGAGCACCTTCACTTGCTACCGTTCCAGCAACAGATTTGAGATCTTTACCAGCACCCTTCTTAACTTCTTCGCCAATTTGAGCAGCAAGATAATCGAGCGACCACATAGCCTCAGTAAGATTTACACCGAAGTTAGTATCATGAAATATTTTACCAAGCAACTGGTTTCCCCAGCCACCACGGACTTCTTCGGCGGTAACAGATATATTAAGTGTACTATCAGTCATTGTATTCGCGCTGAAATAATGCTGAAGTTTGCCATTTTTACCACGAACAAAGGCTTCGGCTTTCATAACATCGCCAAGAATATAATTAGCCATATTAATTTTCTCCTTTTTAATTTATATAAATTTATATATATTAAAATCAAGCAATATAAAAACGCAGCGGATTAACCACATTTTTAAAGCCATAATTTTTGTAAATTATTACGCAGAATCAATTGTTTCTTGTATATCATCAAGACTTACCGCCTCTCCGCCATACAAATCATCAGATTCTTTCTTATAAATCCAGTGTTCAACTGGTTCTTTCATACTCACCATACCAGTCATTAGACCGATACGCATGCATTCATAATTCATCGCATCGTCAATCGCAGATAACAAAATTAAGAATTTTCTCATCGTTAATTTGTAAATGTCTTCGATTTTATAACACGATTTCGCCGAAACGCAAACAATCTTTCTTTCAAGCGTCGCGGTTCCAGCATTATTTTTCTTCGCTAAAAGCCTTTGTTTCTCCGCTTGGTCAGCTCTCATATCAGGGTCAACCCAAGTATCGTCTTTAAAGTCAGGTAAATTTTGGTACATTACGATTTGTCTTAAGCGGTCAAAGTCTTCCGATGTTATCGTAATTCCGTTAATCAAAATTTCGTATTTTTTAGTTTCGGGGTTCATTCGATATTTTATGTTTATATCGAAATCTTCCTCCTCACCTTCTTCGCCTTTATAACACTCGCAATGAAACGGATGTTCTTTATCGAGCGCTTTTATTAAAAATTCTTGATAATCGTAAACTTTTCCACACTTTGCACAACGAATACCATATTTTACGTGAAAAACCAATTCACAAATACGTATAAAATACTGCGAAATTCGAGCCTGTTCTTCCTTCGTCTTTTTCTCTTCTGCGGCTTTTTCTAACGCACCTTTCGGCGGTCCATCTTCGTCTTGTTGTTCGGCTTTTCCGCTCATCTTCAGTAAAAGATATTCGAGATTGGTTTTCTCCTCGTTCCCTTCCACGTCGTCTTTATTAAGAGTTAAGCACTCCGACGCAGCTAAAAATTCATCGTGATACCGAACGTTAATCGGGTATAGTATCAAACCGTCTTTAAATGGAATAGGCTCATCGAATTGAAAATACGTCGCATTAAGCCGATTAAGCTCATCAACAAGGCTTTGCGGTAAATTCGGGTTATAAATTTTCACTCAAATCACCCACCTTACCAGCCGCAATCAGGGTTGACCGTTTCTTGCGCCATAACCGTCGAAAATGTAACCGAATAACCGAAATAAGAGCGGTTGTTCCAGACATAACTCTTTACCCCGCAATACGGACTCGTCAGTTGGTTACACTGCAACGTACCGACGCCATCAATGTATAAGCCATTTAAAATAGCCAAAACACACTTTAAAATAGTGGTCGCGCGGCTCTTCGTCGGGATTAATATGTTCCCATCTTCGTCAGTTTCGGTCGGGTTCGTCAGCGGGTTTTCTTCGTCATCCGCGTCGCCGTAAACGTTGTTGATTTTGTTATGAACTATGATTTCAAGCGTTACATCGACTTTCGAGCGGACTTGATCAAACGGCTCAATTCGGCTTACGTAAACGTCGAGCCTCGAAGCCTGCTTTGTCCAACCGTCATCGATAAACGGAAGTAAAAATACATTATAATTACCTGCGTCACCATTGTCACGATAAACCATTTTATACTTCTCTTTGTTGTTGAGTTCATCGTTCATAAGGCAATCAGGGGTGTTATATTTCAGTAACTTCCACAAATACTTACCGTATTTCGAGTCGCTGTTTACCAACGCGTATATAATTCGCCACTCCAACCCGTCAAGGTCGTTATAACGGTTATACCCGTTGTCGTCAAAATACATAGGAAGCCCCATGTGCGTTTCCTCCTTTTCTCACTTTACTCAAGCCCACGGAGGCTCAAAACGAACGATTGTTTCATCTCTTTACCTGTCGGACTGTTTTCTGCCGATATATAAGCCATAACGACGAGTTCTTTGCGAGCGTAAACTTTCAACCTGCGAAGCGTAAACGTGCCTTTATCGTCGTCGTCAACGACTTCGACATATTTCTCATAGTCAGCCATATCGACAACGTAGAAGTCTTCTCCGTCTTTCGTGATAAGGAACGCATAACCCGCGTAAGTATTCGGGTCATAAACCGCAAACGGAACAAGTGTGCCGAGTGTTATGCTGATATTGACGGGTGCTTCTACCAACGCGTCACCATGGAACAAACCGACTTTGAATGTAATCGGTTCGCTGTATAATTCGGTCGGCATCGGAGCGGGTTCGTAGAATCTGAATGTATATCCCTCGCTAACGTCAGGCGGAGTAACTGTAATTTGGTCTTCCGCTTTATTGTACGCGAGATAAACGTGCTCTTTCCCGTAAACCTCTTTATCGAAAATATCTTGCTCGCTCTTTTGGTCAACGGTCGCGTATAACACGATTAACCCATTATCCCTCGCTTTATAAGTGCTTCGGCTGTTGTAATTTTCAATGTTCGTTACTTTATAAACCGTGTCGTAGCCGACGATAAAACGTTGGTTCACGTAATAACCACGCGTGTAATCATTCGCCTGAACAATCATCACAATACTGTCTTTTTGTGTCAAAATCGTCTCATTGAAATGAAAGCCAGTTCCAGACAAATCGGTTCCTGCGATAACCTCTTCGATGTGAACGTCGTTGTAGCCGTCTGCGTTCTTGAAAACCGAGGCAATCGTGCCATTGCAACGAGTTATTACAACCGAGCTCGTAGGATCTGTCACGTTTATATTCGTTGCGAGCCAGCAGAACTTATCTATATCATCTTCTTCGAGATCGAAGTTGAACGAGAAGCGGTATTTCGTTCCGAGAACTTTGTTATGTTGAATATCACGGAATATGAGCCTCTTATAATCGTCTGCGAGTTTTTCGCCTTTGTCATTTTTGAGCGTCTGAATAACAACCTCAATCGGGGTGTATTTATCCGTGCCCCAATCTTCGATCCCTTGCTCTTCGACGTCAACCCTGTTAGGACGATATTTCCAATCGGCGTCTATTTTGTCCTGTAATGTGTGTAAGTAATAGTTATATTTTGAATAATTCTTCGGCGTTTGGGAGATTGTTTTATAAGGTTCTCCGTTATTAGCGCCGACGTTGTTTTCGAGGTCGTAAACGTAAGAAGTCGGGGTAAACGCGCTATTTATTATTTTGCTCATTTCGCCGCCTCCTTCTCGCGAGCGTCAATTAAATCAATGAGATAATTGATTTTACGCTTTATCTCGAAAATTTGTTTTTTTATTGCTTTAAATTCGACTTTGTTGAAATCACGATAAACCACATTGAGTTTTACGATTATTTCAACCAGTTCGTTGTCGAATAATTGGTTAGCCGAGTTTAACTCGACGAGTTGTCCGTATATGAAATCACGCGGATCAATTCCCGTTTCTTCTCTCTCCTCAACAAGATGCAAAACCTTTATCATCTTGCCGATAAGTTTTTCGAGGAATTTCTTTTTCGCGGCGTCGGAAATTATTATGCGGTTTTCAAACGTATTAGTATCCATACGAACTCACGCTCCTGTTCCGCAAATCCCAATCAAGTTTGTTCTGCAACGAATAAATCTCGAACTGCAAATCCTTTACCCAATCGGTTTTCGTCTTCAACGAGTTTGCGGGAGAATGAAGTTTAAAATCGGTGTCGTTGAGCAAATTACGGATATCAAGCAAGAAATTTTGCTCTTTCTCTGCCCACGCGATTACTGTCGTTCTTGCGAGTATTTCCGTTACACGTTTTGTCATCGAACTACCGATTGCTTTCCCTGCGGCGACAAAATCCGCCGTAAATGCGCCTGCTTTATACCACTCGATTTCATATTGTTCGCCATCGTTCACGGGGTTCGCGAACTCGACGGTTTTAGCGGCCGCGTCATAAGTCGCTTCCGTTTGGTGTTTAACTAACACGCCTTTTTTGTTCGGCGTGTCTATGTAAAATACAATCTCCGCGTCTTCGGGTATGTCCATCGTGACATCGTAAGTCTGTTTCCCAGCTTCGCACTTTCCGACCTCTGTCTCGCCAGTCGGTTCGTCGTACTGTGCAAGCGCATCAGATACTTTTATCGGGTTGGAAAAGTAACTTAAACCGTTGATGAGGAAATTATACATTATTTTCTGAAATTCAATTGTGTTTGTTAAATAAGCTCTGTTGATATCGGGGTCATCAATAAGATTAACCGTCCGCTCGTAAATATCTGAGAACTGAATCATTGGTGTTCCCCTCCATTATTTTTTTATTTTAAAAGCCCCAAATCTTGTAATGAAATGGGGCTTTTATTTATTTGGTTAAATCAGTATCTAACGATGTTGGGTCTTGTCGCGGTCTGCGTGGTCGAAGGTTTTCTGTCAAGCTCGACCAAAAGGTTTTCGAGCTTACCGCCCGTTATATCGTTAAATGTCTTAACGCGTCTAATATCTCTAAATCTCGGATCGCCGTCATAAGCACATCTAAGCCAGTAACTTACGAGGTTTTCTTGACAATATTCGGGCAGTCTTCCATAAACTTCTTCAATCTTCGTCATTGGAATATCTCCGAGTGTTTTGATAAACGTTTTATCTATCGGACATTCACTTACGGTTGTTACGCCATATTTTTTTGCTTCTTCTTCATAACCCTTTGCGACACAAAGCAAACCTTTTGCAAACCACCCTCTATGTTTTGAAAGCAGTTCTTCGAACTGCTGTGTGGTAAGTTCTCTTTCTTCACCAAATTCGGTCATACCAATATACAGATTGGAAAGATGAATATTGGTTCCGAGCGAAGGATCCATCTGTGCAAGATGTACGATTTTGATTTTACCTTCTGGTTTAGCTACGTTTGTCGCAGAAGCCGTCATCTGGTTTGAAGCCATCGTCTGCATAAGTTGCGCCATAAGGGCGATTGCGTCGTCAATTTTGGAAGTTTTTTGTTCCGCTTTTTTTGTGGTAACTTCCTCAATAACATCTTCTTTTTTTGTCGTTGTTGTTGCCATAATTTTCTCCTTTTACTACTTTTATCATACAAAAACGCCGCTTGCGCGACGTTGTTTGTCTCAACTAATTTCTTGCGGTTTTGTCCATAAATATTTTTTAGAACCAGCGCCCCAAATTTGGGCGATAGCTGCTTCTTTGAATTCTTTGTTTTTACTTGGACTTCTATTCACAACTATATTGCCTTTTAGATACCATTTCATATCTGGGCCAGTATATCCTATAAATTTCATACCCAATAACTCATAGCCTTTGCCATTAAATTTATTAAAATCGCAATAACTAAAAATACTGTTCGGATTCTGCGTTTTTATAAAATATTTAAACAGCTTTGAATTGCCACCAATTACTTGGGTATTAATTTTAGAACATTCACGAATTATCTCCCATTCATATTTATCATTGTGAGAAAAACTCATTATTTGAACTAATTCATCATTAAAATAAAGCCCATAAATAACTCTTGCTTGCCTATAACCTTGTGTATGATTTTGATTGCAGAAGTCAAAATATTCTTTTGTTCCAACCTCTTTTATTTTACAATTTCTTGCATATATTTTTTTATCAAAAAGTCCAAGTGCTCCACGCATTAAAGATAATATTATTGGCTGTTTTTGAGGATTACACCATTCGTATTCGTATATGTGGACAAATCTTACATTCTTTTCTTGCGCTTCCAATGATTTATTCATGTGGTATTTTTTATCTTTATTAATCGAACAATGAGGCCAGTTACCATTAAATTCAAAACCAACCGCTTCATTCGGACAATAAAAATCTATTTCTTGTTTACTGCTTAAAATTTGTCTTGTTTTATAATGCCTAACATTCCAATCAGTCAGAATACGATTGACTTCCGTCTCAAAGTGCGATTGTGATCTATTCACTAAATCTTCTAAATTATATTCGTGAATCCTGTTTGTAATAGTTGTAATTGAACATCCTATACTTTCCGCAATATCATACGTCGTCGATAACTTATTATCTAAAACATATTTTTTGAATTTATCTTTATCGTTAAGTAAATTCCTAATATCTTCCGATAAGACAACTTCTCCGTAATTACAAACACCAAATCTTTCTCGCATGGTGTTTTCTCTTTTTTGTTTAAACTCGGGGACTAAAGACGGATTCCTGACTCCAAACCGATCAAATAAAGTATCTTCCGCCTTTTTACGAATTTCTGGATTTTGAATTGATGTTTTATATCCATATCTTTCTATATTAGTGGCAAATGCTTTTTCTTTTATATCTTCTGAACACAAAGGGTTATTCACACCAAATCTATCCATACAGGTATTTTTGCGTTTTTCAATCGTCTCCGACTTTTCCTCTTCGGTTCTATTTTTATAAGTAGCTTTTTGTTTTTCTATCGATTCTGGGTTTTGCAAAGCATATTCATATCCAGTTTTACGCTTATGCCCACGTTTAATGTTTTCAAAAATCTCATCTTTACTTTTTTCGATTTTATACTTTTTCAAAAACGTTTTAATACGAGAATAAGATACTCCAAAATGCTCTGCACATTCTTCGCGAGTATGTTTTTCTGTAATATAATAATTTTCCAGCTCGTCTTTATCAACGGCTTTTAATTCTTCTTTGCAAATTTCAATCCCGTTTTCTTTTGCAAGTCTCTTTATGGTGCTTACTGAAGTATTAAAAAATTTCGCCGCATTGGTTACAAGCGTTTTTTTATTAACCAAAACATCATAAAGCTCTTCGTATGGTATATCTTTAATTTTACCACTATCTATTTGTTTGGAACGAAGTTCTTGCGCGATTTCAATATTTTTCATTGGGTTTGTTGAACCAAAATTTTTTAAGCATGTCGATTCTCTTGCTCTAACGACATCTTCTTTTGATTTTTTTATTCCATATTTTTTAAAATAATCGCCCAAAGTTCTCTCGTTAGTATGCAATATTTCAGCTACTTCTCTTTTTGATTTGTTTTGAGTTATATATAATTCATATAACTCTTCTTTCGAAAAATTTCTCATTTTTGATCTCCTATAAAAATATATAAAAAGCGGTAATCCCAATGATAGGAGACAAAGGAAAACGATGGCCGTCGCTGTCCCGCAATTTACACGTTTATTATAACAAATCGCCCAACGTTTGTCAAGCGTTTTGTAATGGAAATTACGTTTTTGTGAGAAACGTAATTAAAAAACTCAAATATTTTTATAAAAGAATATTTAAACTTATTAAATCCCGAATTAGCCGAGGTTGATAACACCGTGTTTGGAGCCAAGAACCGCTTTAATTCCGAGACGAACCTTAACGGAGAAAGTATAAGTTCTGTCAGAAGTATATTCAGGAAGGTCGGTAAGGGTGATTTCATTACCTTCCATAACAACTTTCAGAGGTTTATACGCACCAGCCGCGATAAGGAAAATCTTATCGTCAGGAATCATAAGGTTAGCAGCACCGTTCAGAGAAGCGGGATCTATAGCTTGATCGATGGCAATTACGTTAGTTCCAAGATACCTATCAAGGAAGCCGTTCTTCGTAATTTCAACGCCAAGACCATACTGAAGACCTACAGTGCTGGGAAGAAGCTGACCAAGAGCAACCGAAGTACCAAGCGCATAAACAGCGGCACCGTTGTTGGCAGCAGAAACTCTCTGAGCAAGCGTGCCATAAGCCTTCTGATCAACACCGTTAGCAGTATAACCAACGCCAAGACCATCAGTAGCAGCCGTAAGCGAAGCAATAGCTTTAGCAAGAACGTAGTTTTCGAACGAACGAGCTATTTTAGCAGCCCAAACACCGATATCAAACTTTTTCGAAGCAAGAAGATACCAGTCGATCGAAACAGCGATTTCAACGGGTTGCGGGTTAACCACAACTTCGTTGTTGTAAATGGGCTGTAAAGCACCACGATGGATACCTTCAGCGAGTTCATTTACCTGATAAAGTTCGTTGGAATCAACGATGAAACGAGCGGTATCGCCCCAACCAACGTGATGAAGTTCCATAAACGTATCGGCAAATCTCGAGCTCATCGTCATCGGAAGAGTCGCATTGATAACCTGCGCGATAACCGCGTCGAAGTTTTCTCTGAAATCTCTGCTTCCGTTAACAGAAGGATTCTTAACAAGGTCAAGACCTTCAGCTTCGAATCTATCTTCATAACGAGTGCCGCTTACGCAATATTTAACGAGGTTTTCGCAAACATCGTTCTGCATGTCTTCGTATTCTTTACGATTCTGAACACCTTCAATGTGTTGACGAGCGGAATCAACAATGCCGTCTACAACATCATTAAAAAGGGCGATATCCGATTTTTTATAATTAAACATTTTTAACATAATCTTTTTCCTCCCTTAAAAATTAAAGCACACGGCAGTAATACATTTTGCCAGCAACCGTCTGACCAAGAACGAAATCTTTAACAGCTTCAATCTTAACGTTGAACTGACCTTCAGTTTTGTTTTCAGCAGGAACGAGCTTAGTGTTTTCAGCTTCGATAGTTGCAAATTTACCAACCGTAGGAGCAGACTTAAAGCCAGCGTCAGAAAGGAAGAATCTGTCATATTTCTTAAGTATTCTTACTCTAACAGGCTGACCAGCTTCAGCAACGAGACCATCGGTTCTAATACCAACTCTCCAAGCTTCGCCTCTCACATCACCCTTCGAAACGTCCGCGATATCAACAACCGCGACTTCATCTGTAGCAGCAGCAGGAGCTTTGATTTCGAATACGTTATAATCTTTGCCAGAATATGCCGTACTCTTCATAAGATCGCCTACAACTACGAAAGCGCCATCCTCAACTTCAGCGAGCTGAGAATCCGACGTAAATTTACCAGTGATATCATAAGCAGTTACGTCTTCAGATACCATTTTAATTTTAGCAAAAGTAGCCATAATATTTCTCCTTAATTATTTCTTATTTTTTAATATTATCTTTAAGTCGCTCACGTAAAGTCATTTCTTTGCGACCAGATTTTTGTTTTGATTCTTCCACAATATTTACACTAAACATTTCTGTTTTTTCGCTGAAAAGTGTCGCCTTAGTTTTCTGGAAAGACAAGTACGCGATGTCTCTATCTATAGCGTCGATATCTTCATATTCTCTTCTTTCGCACTTTTCGCTAATCGGCTTGATTTCTTCTTCCGTAAACTTCATTTTAGCGCATACATTGGAAATATAATCTTTTTGCTCGTTGACCTTCATAACGGCGAATTTTTCAACCATTTCGTCACGAGCTTTCTTAACCTCTTCGTAATCCTGCATTTTCGCGATACATTCATCCATTTCGAGTTTAAGTTTTCCTGCGGTTGCTTCGTAATTCGCGCACTTCTCTTCGAGTTCTGCGCATTTCTTCTCATACTCCGCGCACCTCTTTTCGTATTCGCCGCATTTGTTTTCGTATTCACAACATTTAGCTTCGAGTTCCGAATATTTGCCCTCTGCTTCAGCGCATTTGCTTTCCGCTTCATGACATTTCATTTTTAATTCATCGCAAGCCGCATTGAATTCTTCTTCGGTGTAAACCTTTTCGACAACCACAACGGGTTCTTCCGCAGGTTCTTCCTTCGGTTCCTCAATGACTACTTCTTCCTCGTGTTTTTCGAGCGAGCAATCGCCGCAATCATCGTGATCATCACAATCATCGTCGCAATCACCATCGCACGGTTCTTCACACGGAACGTCGTCTTCGTAAAGGTCACAGAATTCGTCGCATTCGCAATCGAACTTCGCTTCGAAGTCGAGGTCTAAATGATCATAAATAGCCTTTAACTTCTTTAAGACTTCTTCTTCGCCGTTCTTTTCGGCGTAAGCCTTCGCTGAGCCTAATGCCCCTCTGTTATATACCAGTTCGTCGCCTTTAATCTCCATTACTGGATACTTAAGCTTCGTAACTTCCCCTTCTTCCCAGCCTTCTCTCAAGTCGAGGAACACGTCGTCTGCGATTTCCTTAAAGTTACTCGCTTCGACAACGCGCTTTCTGAGCTCCGTTTTATCAACGTCGCCCCAACTGGTATCGGACATGGCTTCTTTGGATTTGTTGACTTTAAGAGCTTTTTCAAAATCTTCTATAGCCAAATTTCCGTCCTCCTTATTTCTCTCGTCGTCCTCTAACTGAGAGTACGCTTGAATAATTGTTTGTTTTTGTCCACTGAATCTCGCCGCGTCAAAAACTTCGAGAATCGATAATCCCGCGCCTTCAATACCTTCTTTGACTTGTATACCATTACGGCTTCCGAGAATTGTTATTCCCTTTAAGTCAAATTCTTTGATATATTCAACTCCGTCAACCATTTCGCTATCTAAAACCGCTATCTCGACCGAAACCTTTTTCTTACGGTCTTTGAGTAGTTTTTTGACTTGTTTATAGTTATATTGAGTATATATCATTGCGGTACAGCAAATCCAGTGTAAACCGTCTCTCTCTACGATTTCTTTCCTATCCGTCTGGCGAATAAAACCTAAAATCTGTTCTCCATTAGAGTTGTCCCAGTAATCTACTTGTTCTTCTGGATCGTAAGCAACTCTGCCGTTATGAGACTCAAAATCACCCTGTTTATTGAAAAAACCGAGTATCGGTTTATCGTTAAAAGACTCGAGACCTTTTTGCATCGACTCGAGCGTAAAATGACTTTTGTTACGGTTAGGATTTGCATCAGAAATCGCAAAGATTTCTATTTCGAGGAAGTTTTTGTCGTTTAAGATGTCTCTAATTCTGATTTGGTTAGAATCAAGTTCAAAACACTTAAGCATTATTTCTTCCCTCCTTGATTAAGCGGAGCTTCTGGATTTACCTCCAGTGCCGCGCTTATTTTTTCGACCTTATTCTTTATAAGATTTTTTGTTTTTTCTTCATCATCACATTTATCAACGGTATATTCTACTACAATAAAACCAAGGATATTTTTTCTACTATCCTTAATCACACCACAATATGCCGCCTTTGCCCCTCTTGCATAAAAGGTTTGATACGTTATCGCATCGGCATCTTTTATGTCCTCTATATTGCTAATATCGTAACAACCCTGTTCTGATAGTTTTTGAGTAAGTGTGAAAAACATTGTTCGAGGAACATTTTGAAAAGAATTCATTACTGAAACTGTTTTTCCGTCAACTACTTCATAAAGCATCGACATTTTCTGAAAACTTCTTCCAGTTACGCTATACCCGCCATTATGGTATATAAAACAACTTACACGATTTGCGCCAGATTTTTCACGTAAACAATTTAATAAATTCATTACTAAAGCGTTACAACGCCTATTTTCTTCCTCTTCTGGTCCTGGGTGAATGTGTTTGGTATTCTCCCCAACCTCTTGAATCATCTTTAAAAATTCGGTAGCCCGCTCCGCGGATTTCTGGCTTATTTCTTGCTGCTTTTCACTTATATCTTTAATGTATCTGGCGAACCCGATAACAATAAATACAAGTGCAGCTATCAGTACAGGGGTACTTCCATATTTTATAATTGCATCAACAATTTCTTTCATATGTTCAAAGGCCCCTTTTATTATATATAAGTTAATTAGTTTTATAATGTATGTGGAATAAGCGTAGTTAATTCTGCAAAATGCACATCAAACTGCGACGGCTCATCTTTATACTGCTCACTCTTCGTGCGCCAGATGTCCGACTGTTTCACATAGGGCAAAAGTTTAAGTAAAAAATCTTCCATCGCAATTCTAACTTCATAATCATTGTTAAGGTCTGCGATGTCGATGGTTTTACGTACCTCTTGTCTATACTCCTCCATCATTCTGTCGTTATCGACAAATAAATCATAAAGGCTGAGATATTCCGATTTATATTCGTTTACCGCCTTTCTGACAGGTCTTGCGTTTAACTGTATCATAAGATCACTTATGACGTCCGCAAGCTGAGGGAATTTGTGGGCAAACGCATGATGATAAAGATTTGCTATGTTCGGATAGCGCGTGTAATCGATATTATACGCAAAGTTATCCGCTTGAGCATTGCAATCGAAACTCTTTTTGATAAGATTGTTCAATTGCTCGTAACAAGCTTCTGAAATCTTCATTTTTCTGCCTCCTCACAGTTTTTTTTAAAAAGTTTAAGTTCACCATTTTCATCTTCGACAAACTTGAACTCTTTTCCACAAATCATGCAAACGGCGTGACGGACATTTGGGTGTGTCATAAATACCCGACCAAGTAAGTGCAAGGTCGTGTTTTTCGACTTAATTCTATGATTACATTTGTCTTCCATTGAATTATTCCTCCCCGTCTAATTCCATCTTTTCTTCACATTCCGAGCATAAGAAATGACCGTCTTCAACGTCTTCGCTCCCGCACAACGGGCAAATATGTTGAGCAACATAATCTTCCTTTAATTCGGTGATATTGGCGCCAGTCTCCCTGCTTTGTGCCGTTGAGTCATTTTCTATATCGGTATCGTCCAATGCTGTACGTCCAACGCCATTAGAATCCTGTGTCGAGCCGCTACGAGCCTGTGCGTTTTGTGTACTCTGCGCCCAACCTAATGTTTTGAATTTATCATACAACTTGTTCTCATCGATATAGCTCGATACCCCGCGTACCTGCCTGAGAGACATATCATAAGCAGAAGCCAATCTCGGAAGGATGAACGTTGCGCCCGAAGACACAAGTTCTTTCATATTCTTGACTTGACTGTCAAAAGTATAAATTCCGCCCCAAAGTTTGAGCTTCCATTTATATTTACAACCGCACCATTTTTCAAGTACGATGTTTGTGGCTGTTTCGATTTGTCTTGTGACATAATCGTATTGAGACTCGGCAAGCATTTGCGCGCCTTTAATCATCGCTACCGATGGTTTATCGGTTGCAACAATCAAACCGCCTTCTCCTGCCGAGGAAATAAAGTTTTGAACCGCCTTCGTTTTAATATCGCTGCTATTCGGTATATTCGGCAACGACTGTAATTTCATATCTTTGAACGGTCCAAAGAAAGCGTTGATATTTCCAGAAACCATTGAATTGAAAAGATTCTGGAATGCTTCGAGCGTCGTCGGTCTAATCTTCGTCTGATCTTGACCTGGCTGCGCTCCATCTATAAATTCTGCCTGACCTGTAAGAACAGCCGTCAACGGGCTGCTCGCTATCAAGCCTGCAAGTGTTGAATAATCGCTTAATTCTTGAAGGTCTGAGAAAAGACCTATCGTATCGGGGACTGACCACGCGTTAGAACCATCGCTCATAAAAGTAAAGCAAAGGTCTTGCGGCAACTGCACCCAATACAAATAAACCGTCGAAGCCGCTTGTTTGACAGTTTCTATTGTTCCTTTGCGTTCCTGCCCTTCTTCGTCGTATGTGAATTGAGCAAGCTTATTAACGTCTACCGCGTAGCTGCCTTTTTTGTCGCGATACACGATTCCTCCATCAATAATATCCGCCCAAATCTTTCGTATGAATTCGGGGTATTGCAACGGCGAAAATGCGGGGTTCATAAATACCATAAGGTTGAAACTCGCAATGTAACCGTGCTCGCCAATTCCTGTGAGTTTGGTATAAGCGGCAGGAAGTTTTTGGAACGTCACGTATTTGACGCGCTTTTTCCCATCGTCCTCATATATACATTGTCTGAATATATAAGACGGTTTTCCCTCTCTCTTGACTTCCATTCCAATTCTTTTAAACAAAGCTTGCAGGTCGAGTTTATCTTTCCACTCTTCCACAAAAGCTTCTTCCTCGCGGAATTTCTTACTCGTGTATTCGCTCGCGTCTTCTAGCGTTTCGGGTAAAAAGTAACTCTTGTACATCGGGACATCACACGCTTCACGCAATATCTTGTAATAAAGGTACTGCCGAGCGGAAAGCCCCGCCGAGACCGATTTAAGCTCTTCTTCATGAGATCCTGGGTCTTTCAACGCTTGCGCGATTTCTTCTGGCGTCTCCGTTACTGGGGACGCGTTTATCATCTTCAATCGCGAGTTCTGCAAAAACGGGTTGTAAAGGTTTATGTTGTTACTTCCCCATTCCCCGTTATAAGTGCCAAGAACACTTCCATACAACGAGAATAAACTCTCCGCCACTTGATTAATGGTTACTCTTCCGTTCGTTCCCGCCGCGCTCTTCTGTTCCATCATAAGCGTTTCACTCGCGTTATCGGTTAAAATCTTCTTGTCTTCGTCTACTGTAATTTTGCGCGGTCTTCCGCGTTTTTTAGTTGTTTGATCCGCCATCGGACTGCGCCTCCTTGTTTTGTTGATTTACGTATTTTGTGTATAACTGCTTATACTCTTCCATCGCCTTCTGGATATTCTCCTGTGCCTTTTTTAATTCGGCTTGATGTTGTTCCTCGAAACGAAGACGTTCTTGTTCGTTGAATTTCTCTAAAAGCCAAGTTTGCACGTAATTTGTCGGCGTGCGAGTCGGCGGAGAAGCTAATTCTTTGAAGAAATAATTTTGTATTTTTTGTCTACTCATAATCATAGAAAAATCAGGTTTTATGTCGTGTTGAGAAAATAAATACAAAATTTCATCCCCAAAACAAACTTCTATATTATTTTTTGTAAATTCTTCAATTAGCATATTCAAATTAATTGAAGAAAAATCTAACGTAAGTTTATATATCATCTTTTATTTCCTTTTACCACTTTTTACCCGCGAACGGGTTTGATTTACCCGCGAACGGGTTTTGAGTTTTTTTGCCGTCGCCTTCTCTAATACGGCTCATTATATAATCGGCAAATTCACTCGTGTTGTTATTTTCAGACGCGCGGTTTTCGGCTTGGCGCATATTTGCTAAATAAGAAGCGAAAAGAGCAAGACAATAAACTCTATCGTCGTGATCTTTACCGCTTGGCATTGCGTACTTTACCTCGCCCGTCGTCAATTTCGTTTGTTGCATTCTTACCGCTTCGTCTTTCAAAAGGTCAAATTCGAGTAGCGCGCGTGTTTCCTCTAACGACAACTTATATACCGAACCATCTTCGTTTTCAATTTCTCCACGCGAGGGAAGCGATGGCGGAAACTCGATGTAATCTTGCGTAATCATCGAAGTTAATGCGCCGAACATCTCGGTTCTGTATTTACGCGGGTCTACCGCCTGTAAACAATCTACCGCTTCGGGGAACTTATCTCTGTGCATGTTTTGATACGACGTACCGACATCATCAACATCTGGGTTGAATTTGCTATCATAAACACCAACATGCCTAATACCGTTTTCATCTGTATAAGACGCCATTAAGTAATCTGGTATGCTTTTACCGCCTGCACCCGAACCTGAGTCCATTCGAAGCGTTACGTTTGTGTATTCGTGGTTCTCTGCGTTGTTGTAATCGCGCAAAAACTTACGAACCCAAGTGATTTGGTCTGGCATACGCAATGGTTGGCGATCACCGCCGTTTTGTTTCGCTGGCTCAATAAGGTTGAAACAATTCACTAACCTACCCTTTAACCCGACTTTTTCATCTCTGAATATTTCCCCGACCAAAACAATACTGTTATCGTGTTGAACGGCGGGGGCCCAACAAATAACGTATTTTTTTGTTTTGTCGGTACTCGCGGTTTCGGGTAAATATTTTTTCTCGTTACGAATTATTACGGAACGTTGAAGAAGCGAATCAGGTGATTCCATATCGGTCCACAAATTCATAAATTCCGTATTGTATTTTCGAATATCGGTATCTCTTATCATTTCCATTTCAGCCTTATTCGCTATCGCTGGAACTGGTTTGCCGTTTATATAAGGGTGAAGTGTCATCTCGCAATTTATATCTGCGGCATAATATCCTGGATAACCAATAATCGAGTTTATTATACATTGTCTATAAGCTCTGTAACACTCGGTGTTAACACTTCCTGCCGAAGAACACATTATAATCTGGTTGTTGAAAGTTTTTGGGTGGACTTTTGAATTAAAACCTTTCCCTGTTTTGAAGTTCGGGTCTTGGTTGATGAAAGGCAAACACGCTTGGTACATGACATCAGAAACGTATGCCGCCTCATCAAATATAACTACATTCGCACGGCGACCACGAGCAGTATCAGGGTTCGCTGCGAGTGTTTGAATTGTGCTACCATTAAAAAGCGTAAGCGAATAGTTACCTTGTTTCTTTATAAAACCATCGGTGTTCGCGTTGCTTTTAACCAACTCGTTATAAAACATACAGGGGTCTGTTTGAACCGACTGTTCTTCACCACGGCATAATTTACAAATTTTGTTAAAGGTCGCTTGCGCTTGATCAGCCGAGTTTGAAACGATATAAATCGTGCAATTCGGCAAAAGGAGCGCTCGAAGCATTGCATATATCGCTACCAAGAATGATTTACCGCTGTTACGAGCGGCACACCAAACCGCACGGTTTGAAGTCCATGTTCCGAAGATGAGGTTTTTTTGGAAGTCGATAAGCTGTATCCCGAAAATTTCTTCGATAAATTTCGTCGGGTTTTCTCTGCCCCACTGAATCAAATCGACATATTTGTCCATCGACTCTTTTTTACGAATTGTAAGATCGGTTTCTGTTTTTCGGCTATATAAACTTATCATTTATTTTTACCTCGCTTCTTCATCTCTTTTATTTCATCGTCATCGTAATGAATTTCTGCGAGAACCATATCCTGTATTTCTCTGCGCCCTAAACCCTTCCCTTCGAGTTTCTTTGCGAGTTCTTTCAAAAGTTCTTCTTTGGTTATCTGTTCGTAAATAAGCCGATTTTCTTCTTTGAGTTTTCTGTTTTCATCCGTCAATTCTTTGATTAACTTTTTCTGTTTCGTTACGATATCCTTATAATCGCCCGCGTTCAACGCGATTTGCTTAAAAAACGATTCAGCGCTTATATCGCTTGCCAACTGCATACTTTTGCTTGTTTCAACGTCGTAAATGTTTATTTTCTCGTCATCGCGATCGACTTCCTCGCTTTCACGCATTATATAAGAAAGCGTTCCAACGCCCTTACTTTTTGCTAACGAATAACGCTCAGCAAACCCGTAATCTTTTACCGTCTTAGTTATGATGTCCGTTTCCTTGCCCAACATATCAGTCAAAGTCTTCAACTTCTTATCGTTTTCAATCATCGTGTCGGCGTCTTTTGTCAATTCCTGAATTGCTTCGGTAATCTTATCCGCACGAAGATAACTTCGCACGAGCGTCAAACAACCCCTCTGTTTCGGGAGGTCGGTTGCCAAGTCGGGCGTGATCATAACCGTAACGTCACGGTACATCTTCTTGCGGTCTGCCATATTTTCTTTTTCAAAAGGGTCGTGCCCGAAAACCGATAAAACCTCACGCCGATTGGCGAGATCTTCTTCGGTGAATTCTATATCCTCGTCATTTGCGCTCGAAGTCGGAGCAAACAACGTGTCAATCATCTTTTCTCTCTTTTCTGCCATCTTTTTCTCCTTTAATCAAAAAGACGGCATTGAGCCGCCTTAAAAATAATTATATTTAATTAACATATTCCCAATGGTATCCACCAGCTGTCAAACTATTTCTTTTGCATGCCCTACAAAGTTGGTCATGCCCAATATTAAATATTTTAGCAGTAGCACGTATACCTTCAAATATTTTATTCAATTCAATACAACGTATTAATCTTATATTTTTATTTTTTTTATTTGTTGGAATAATAAACGTTTTAAAATCTTTCTTATAACACCAATAATACCCATAAGCAGATTTACTTTCTCCTCTACAACACCGCGAAATTATACTAGGGTCTGTATCTACCTCATGTGCCGCCTGTGTCATCGTTTTATATGTTTTAATTAAAACGCCCTCTTTATTTATTTGACAAACCTGCTTGTCTCCACTGTCACAAATCTTATTACCGTTCTTATCTACATAATTTATTCTGCCACTTTTTGGTTTCCAATCTTTGGACCATTCATCCACAAAACACCAGTAACTGTTTCCCGTTACAATAAATTGTGAATATGGCTTTTCTCTACTGCAACAAGCATAAACACATCTTGCATCTGTTTCTCTTTGAGCATTTAGAGCAGAAGGGAATTCCTTAATAACTTTTAAAGTCTCAATATCTATTTGATAAACAGGACGACCTTTATCAGCTCTATCATCTCCGCCTCTTGTCATATTATAACCATTTCCGCCAGAAACACCCGCGTAAGAATTATAGTATTCAATCCAATACATTTCGCGTTCATTCGCCTCTTCTTCGGATAAAATACCATCTTCAATTATTTCGTGCTCAAAATTATCCCAACCGTATTTTTCAATGGCTTTCGCGAAAATAGTTCCGTTATACCCTTTTCCATTATTCCAACGTTCATTCGGATTTTTGCGACAAGTTTGTCCTATATAACATTTCCCATTAACTTTATTAGTGTGTTTGTAAATTTTCCAAGTTTCCATATATTTATCCTCTCGAAATAAAAATATTACAAAAACTGGTAATCTAATTATCGAGAGTAATCAGAAACGGTTTCGAACCCGCTGTCCCAGATTTTGTGCTTTTATTATAACATAATTTTATACGATTGTCAAACATTTTAATATGATTAATTTAAAATTATATTATGTTTATCAGTATACCCGTATTTTTTATCGAATTCAAATATTACCATTCCTGCTTTGCTCCCGACTTGTAATTTATCGGCATAAGGATCGCTTCCACAAACGCTCGGCGCAACAAGTACTTCCATATTGTAATGTTCTCCTTCTCCACCAGGATATTCTTTCAATGAGTGTGTATGTCCAAGAATTACATAATCGTAAAATTTATGGTGTGTATTCGATAGGTCTTTAATTGCGTTCTGAATATTATTTATCTGATGTCCATGAAGCATTATGAAATTAAAATCAAATATTTTAAATTCGGTATAATCAGCTTCTTCATTAGCGTAAACCGTTACCCTGTCATTCAGTGCTAAAACATCGGTTAAATATCCGTAAAGAATCTTCCCCATATCTTCTCCAGCAAGTTCAGAAGCTTTTGTTCCTAAATATCTATTTTGGTTATGATTGGAATAAACAACCATTTTATAATCAACATAACAATACTTGGAAAGTTCGTTTAAAAAATTTGCAATAAGACGTTCCGCAAATACAAACGCATCTACAACACATTTTTCATTCAAGCGCAGATCGCTAATCCTCAACATTCCTTGTATTTCATCACCGAGACTCAAAACTGTTAATTTTCTAACATTGTTTTTAGAAACATAATCATGACAATAAGCGAGTGCTTTTTCAAATCTATTTTGGGCTTCCTGCATTGAATAGTTATTGTTTATCGAAGTGAATTTTGCTCCAATATGCAAATCAGCAAAACACAGAACGTGTTCTTTATCATTATCAACATAAGAGTTTATTTTGTTTTCATTTAAAAATTGTGGCGGAGGTAATTGTGAAATTTGTTCTCCGACAAGCTTATAGAAACGCTCAAAACGCGCATCTTGTCTCATTAATCTTGAATAAGCAATCTTATCGCAAGAATTTGCATATCTTTCACGAATTTCTACTTCTTCGGGAGAAAACTCAACAACTTCTTTTTCGACCTCTTCTTTGCCCTTTTTATATGCGGAGTATAACTTCCTATATCTACTCTCTGTATAATTAAGATCAAGCTCTTTATTTATAATACGAGCAACTTCATCCCAAAAAAGTTGTTTGTCTTCTTTTAATCCGCATATACGAAGAATATAGTCGTCTTCTGTTTCGTCATCCAAACGCTTATATTCAATGTCTTCGAAATCTATCATTTTATTTTCTCCTTTAATAAAAACTATACTTTTACATTTTCATAATTATAGAAAAATCAGGTTTTATGTCGTGTTTTATTTTTTAAATAATTTATGTATTGTTTCTTATACCTTTCTTTTTTCTTACAATCAGAACATAATTTTGTTTTTGCAGAATAAGCATTATAAGTAAAGGCACATCCACAATTTTCACATGTTTTAATATTTTTTAATAAATAAAATAAATCACAAACACATCGCGGATTATTTATTGAAAATACTTCTCCAAAATTTGCACAAAATAAAATTTTTAAAGATAAAAAATTATCTCTATTATTTATATAAAATGGTTTATAAATATTTATACAATTTGATAATGCTTTTATATTCCATTCTTGTTCTTTTTTTGCATCGGTACAACTATAACAAAATCTCTTAATTTTATCGTTATAGACGCACCATTCTTTTCCATACCACTTATAAACACACAACATCGCAAGAACGTACTGTTTTATCCACATGCTCACTTCCATATTGTTGATAAAATCAATCTCGCTCTGATAAATATCTATCCTATTTCCTTTCTCGATTTTATACTTCGTCGAATCCGCGAATAACTTCCCAAAATATTTGTCCCTCTGATCTTTGTCGTCCCCGATTTTTTGGAGAAGCAATGAGTCAGTTTCAATCCATAAACTGAATATTTCGTCTTTGCTATATCCTCTCTCTCTTAAATACGCGAAAAGCATTATCTGCTCGAATGTTTGGTGGACTTTGGTTGTGTAACCTCCGCCCGCCAAAATCTTTTCGCTGTTTTCCGCCCAATCAAATATGTAGTCGTTCATCCATTCTCTCCGTATAAATAGCTATCGTAAAAGTCGGTAATCGAGTTATCTTCAAATCTCAACTTTGCCACCACATTGGCAAAATCATAACTCCTGAAATTCACCTTAAAACATACAATCGGGTTCTTACTTCCGATAACGCGTAAATCAATCGCACCGATCTCGCAACACCGTTTTATAACCTCTGATTTTTTGGGTTTCGTGAGTTTCATCCCCCAAAAATTGAAAAGCAGGTCGCGATTATATTTTATCCATCCCGTCGGATGGTTGTCGTATTTCGATATCGCCAAAAGCAAAAAGAGAATTTTTCTGTCGGCCTCGTTTTTAACACTTTGTAAATAACGAACTTCCGACTCATAAATTTCGAACTCTTCCTGCTTCTCTTTTTTCGAGGGTGGGTTTATCGCGACCAAAAGCCGAACGATTTCTTCGATTTTTACGCCTTTTATCTCGAACTTGATTTCGTACTTTTCGATCGTTTCAAGTATTTGCGAAACATCGACGCCCTTTTGCGTAAAATAAACCGTTAGCTGTTTCAGCTCGTCGAGAGAGGCTATCTCTTTTGTCTCTAATAACCGATTTATCGTCGTATCATTCAACATTCGTATAAACCTCCCCTTCAGCTTTATTCATAACCTCTTTGAGCACGAACTTCTCTCCGAGATATTCTTCTCCGTTTTCCGAACGAACTGGCGCGTAACTTTTTCCTTGTTCAACGCCTTCAAGAACGATTGAATCCATTATGTCCCAAACGAAACTCCAATTGAAATTCGTGTATTCCTTCGCAAGCTGACCGACGTAAAAAAGCATTTCCTTGGGCTTTAACCCGAACCCGAAAATTTCTTCCTGAATTTCCTGCTTCGCCGTATCGAGAACGAGATTGTAAATACTCTTTATGTCGTCTTCGTCTTTGTTTTCAAAAACATCATCGAGCGCAATTATTGTCTTTTTATTGTTATATTTGCGATAAGCATTGCGGAATTTCGTAAGAATTGATGAATTAACCTTAAAACCTTCGTTTTGATAAAGATTAAGCATGTTCACATTAGATTTACCAAATTTTATGTCAAAATCAACATTTTCAAATTCTTTACATAAAATATTCATCGTACAATTTGAAACAATTAGAGGGCAATTCTTTTGGTATTGTCTAATGAGTGTCATTTCTTTTTCCGTTTTGTTTGGTTTTACAAAGAGTTTTTTCAATTTCAGTCCGAACATATCTTTTGATATAATGTTATAGCCATTTTCAAATTGTGTAAACTCTTTATTACATTCAGGATAAAGATAACGAAAGAAATAAGGTTTCTTTTTAATTACCATGGAATTATGTTTATATTTTTCCGCCTTTATTTCATCGGTATCATCTTTATTTACATGAATATATTTTCTCCACTCGACTGGAAGTTTTTGCTGCTTTATTCCGAGTTTCGCTCTGTCGATTTCCTGCCCGACGTATTCGCGAAGAAGCTTTATTCGCGTGTACAACTCTTGGCGTTGCGGCTCCTGTTCTGGTTTATTGAAAATCCCGATCATCGCGTAAATAATCGTCGCGGTGTTTGAAAGGCTGCCGACCGCCGTACCAAATCCCATAAGATCTTTTTTTACGAAGTTTTTCTGGGAAATCTCTTCCTTGCGAGCAATTCCTTTTTCATAAGTTATTATGTTTTCATTTCTGTGAGCACCTTTCAAGAAATATTCGTTATCTGTTGAAAGAGCTATGTCACCCAGTTAGTACCCTCGGTTTCCCGATATTTTTAAGGGGCTTAGACTATATCATCTATGAATGGCACTTCGATTTAAGGGGTTTTCTCCCACCGTCTCGCAACGGCCCTACTCCTATTGCTTAAAGCCAAGGGATAGTCGTTTGAGTTTATCTTAAAATTCTAAATATTTTTTGTATTTTCTTTCTAAATATACACGAGCGTCTTTGTATATCCAGTCTAAAAATTCTCTTCGTTCATCTCTTTTGCCACGAACATATAGTGTTATATTGTCTTTGTTTTCTGGTCTGCGATAATGATAATTACAATTAAACCCATTAGATATTAATATATCTCCAATGTCTTGTAATATCTTGGTCCCACCACATATATCTATACAACCACAATCAACACTAATGCTGCCATTTCCATCAAAATATCCTCTAATAAAATCTTTATAATATTTTTCTGGTATTTTATCATATGGGAATGGAGTTTTTTCTCGATGCGGCGTCACACCAAGTCTATAAACCTTCTCTATAAATTTAATAGGTTTTATCGCAATTCTGAATACTTGACTTTCTTTACTACGATAACTTTTCCCAAGCTTTGCTGTATAAAAAGTAATATTCCCACTATAGTTCCAATCGGCCTTCATTTTTTCTAATAATTCCCTATCTTCTTCTTGAAGGTCTATTTTTAAAACTTGGTGTTTTATACTACAATATCCGTCTGCCCATAAAAAACCAAGATAATAGGCTTTGTCGGGTGTATCTATAGAGCAAAAATAATCTTCATTAATAGAATTTTTATAACAATTAGCACATTTACCACCGAGTTTAGCTTGAACAGTTGTTTTTATTACGGATTTTCCACAATTCAAACAAGTGCATTCCCATTTACTTTCACCAAGATACTTATTTACTTTTACATTATTAAACATTTGACCGCTTAAATCTTCAAATACTCCCATGTTCTCACCTCCTTTCTTATTTTTTTTACGCTCTATTTTAGAATTTTAAAATCTTACCACAGGATTACCATCGTCTTTACGTTAAGGTTTTCCCTGTTAGCCGAAACACTAACAATCATTTCCTATTGCTCCTATCGTTGTTCCGACACCCAACTCTGTTGGTTCACCATTTTTTACTTCGACAATTGTTTATCGAAATCAGAATCCGAGTGCTTGAATGTTGCAACATCGTATATGCTGTACACCAAACCACTCTTTATATATTGATACCACTTTTCTGTGGTTTCACTTTTATATAACTTCGACGGGTTATGCTCACTTGTATCGATCATCGGCGAACGACAGCAGTCAACATAACCCTCAATTCGTCGTTCATTCCAAAAATTCGACCAAACGTGTTCGGCTGGAATTTCTCCTTTAACTGGCAACCCCAACGCCGACTGACATTGCGCGATCGGGTCGGAAATCATAAACTGGTAATTTCCTCTCACCCAAATCTTACCAATCTTCGCGCGGTTTATACACTCGACGATATTTTTGTAAATCTTCCGCTGAACGTGCGCGTCTTTCAGCATTTCGTTGTTTTTCACGATCGCCTTCATAAACGTCGATTGTGCCGAAGAATACATTCTCTCGTAAGTTACGTCTTCGCTTTTGCCTCCGAACATAAAAAGAAGACTGTATAAATCATCGCCAGAACAAATGTTTTTTATCCAATCGATAGTTGGTTGAATCAACCCGTGGATATCTTCCTTCGAAAGGGTAAGCGCTTGAATGTATTGGTAATTCGCGAGAACATATTCGTCATCGTGTTTCTTGTTGTAACGGGCGACGCCCCAACGGAGCTTGTATTTGTTGAAATAATGCAAATACTCCTGCCAACTCGAATATTCCTTATATTCTTTGAACTGCGACTCGCTTAATAAAACATCAATTTCATTTAACGGGTATTCAACGCCCCATCTATCTTTGATTTTGTCTATACCTTGTTCCGCAGCGTAAGCCTTAAAATCGAACGGAACAAGGTTCCCTTTTACAAACGAGCTTCTTACAACGAACGACGAAGGTACATAATCAAGCTGCATATCTTCCGCCCACAACTTGCTGAATTCGGGGTCTACCAAACCTTGCCCATCTGCGCTATTGAGCGTTAAATCCATCACACGTTTTTCGATGTAATGTTTCGTTCGAGGCTTTCCTTCATCATCCAATTCTTCCTTTCGGCAAATGAAATCGACATTTTGATTTGGAAGCGTTGTCTCGAAGTCTTTTATCACGCAAACTCGCGGCGTTCTGACCCACAAAACAGACGAAAATGAAAGCGCAAAATACGCGCTGAGTTTTGGAAGAACCGCTTCTTTGAGTTTATCAGCAAGCCCGCACATAAACACTTCATAAAGATAATGGTAAAGCTTTTCGTTTACGTAAATCGCATTGTTACGGCGCAAATTTCCAGCACCCGCGCAAAGTCTCGTATATCTAACTCCGTTTACTTCAAAACCTTTTGTGCCGATTTTTAGATATTCGGATTTCTTCTCGCAAACCACAATAATTATGTCTTTCACGAAAAGAATATCCTGAATTTGTTGATTTACGATATGTCCTTCAAGTATTTTCCCTTCTCTTTTACAAATACGAAGAGTTATTCGAAGGTTTTGCACCGCATCAAAAATCTCTTTATGACTTCTTGTATCTCCGTAATAATCCCGAATTTTATAAAATACCATGTTATCGCCGACGCTTACAAGATTTCCGTCTTGAATTGCTCGTTTTCTATTGTAATTATCAACTTTCAAGTTGTTTCCAATGATAAAACTCGATGGCAATTTATAAACCTGATACAGGTTTTGCAAAACTGGCATTATTATCTCCTTTTAGCCAATATTTTTAATAAATGTCCGTGTTGTCTCCAACAGCTTTTCCAAATCCCCATCATTAATTAATTCATATTCCATTGGATAATCTTTAAGGGCAACTTCACTTGGGTGATTTTTTTGTTCATCAGTTAAACCATTATCAAAATTTGGACGAATTACACGAGCAGTAATGCAATCAAAATTATCACACATTTTGTCTATTTCATTTGGAAAGCGAACGTCTGGAATAATTATATAATCATACAATGTTCTTATACCTTTTAACAACGCAATAATCATATCTACCCACGTGTCTTTATAATTCTTTCTAACAACGTCGGTTCCGAGCCATTGTAACAACTCACGACCCTTCTGATCCTTCTGCCCTGACCATCCGAAATAATTTTTTGCAAAAAGTTTAAGATTATCCGCGTAATGAATTATTAAAACTTTCTTTTTTTGCTTTTCGAACAATTCCTTCATCATAAAAGCAGTGCTGTCTTTTCCAAAACGGGCAGAACCAGAAATCAAAATTACCCGCATTTTAACACCCCTTACAAATAAATTCTGGATTTTTATTAAAAAATTCTAAAATCTGGCAAATTTCTTTCCAAGTTTGAGCAATGTATAAATTATCAATATTTGGCTTCGGTTTATTCCAAGTAAAGTTGTTGTTATTTTGAAAGAGTATCTTTACGGCAGCATTTGTATTCTCAATACTACTCATATTATCATCGATTTGAATACCGAGGTGCATATCTATACATTTTTTGCATAAATTCGAGTCGTCTTTAATCAAAATACCAACAAAATTATATCCACTGCCATATCCAAGCGAATTTAATTTATTTGCTTTCTTTTTTAGATTTAATTCTGTGCCACAAGTAACAACCGTTACATCGAAATTGGAATCAATAAAATCCTTCGCGCCCAAAAATTCACTGTTGTAATCAACAGAGCCCCAAAAATCATCCGATTCAAAAAGTTTAATAACATCTTCGTCGGTTAATGTTTTGTCGATTGAGCGATAATGAAAATCTTTTAAATCTCTGATCGTTTTATTCGTTCCGTTCTTTTTGTTCAACAAATCGATAATACATTCAGAAGAATTCATAATTGTATCATCACAATCCAAAAATAATCTCACAACATGATAACCTCCTTATATAAAATAACAATTTAATTTCATGTAAATATAATAACACAAAATATATTAATTGTCAATCTAATTTATACTATATTTATAAAATATTTCTCTTATATATACACATTAAACATTCTCCCATCCACCCACCCCAAAATTATATCCAAAAACTTTATTAAAACACAATAAAACGCAGAACACAAACCTTCCTTTGCGAGAAAATTGGTTCTGCGTTTTGGATATAATGCTCCCATGCAATAATGGGACAACATTATATCCTTTTCACAAACTTCCCCTGCTTGAGTTTCCGTTCTGCTATAACACACATATAAACAATGATTTCACATCGTCATACCTCTCGTTACATGCGAATCCATAACGTCTTTATCGAGGTAAGCGCTCTCTTCTTCGCCTTCCTATACCCACCGTCTTTTTTATTGAGGTTTTGTTTGGTGTCCACGATCCTCTTACGCAAAATATATCGGTGTGTGGCGATAACATCTGCGGCAACCCTATTGTTAAAGCGGTGGCGCGTCCGCTAATAAACTATTCAGTTTCTTGGAAATTATAACACACTTTTTTTGCATTGTCAATCTTTTTTGAAGATAAAAGATAAAAAAAATAAAATTTATCTTACAAAAAGGCTTGACAAAATAAATACGATGTGATATAATGATTTCAGACAATTAAAATTGTCGAAGGAGAAAATAGATGGTAGAAAAAAAAGTTGCTGAAAGCGATACTGATTTCTCTGAAATTTTTCAAGATTTGAAAAATAATGTAGACACATTGATGACGGACTTTATTGCGCGTCAAAATGAAGACAGTGTTTTTCCAAATCCTGGCGTTTATACCTATTATAAGAATTATAATAATAGAGTTATTTGGTTAAGCGATGAAATTTATAGAGAAAGCACGGTCCCGATTATCAAGAATATTCTGATATGGAATAGAGAAGATGAAGCTAACGGTGTTAAACCAGAAGAAAGAAAATCTATTAAACTTATGATTAATTCATATGGCGGAGATATAGATGCAATGTTCCCGTTAGTAGATGTAATTAAAGCGTCTAAAACTCCTGTATATACTTATAATATGGGCGTTGCAATGTCTTGTGGTTTTTATATTTTAATCGCTGGTCATAAAAGATATTCTCTCGAACACTCACAGTCTTTGTGCCATCAAGGTTCTGGCGCATTTCAAGGCGAAGCTGAAACAATCAAATCCCATACGGCTCAATATAATAAAACTCTTAACACTATTTTTGATCACGTTGTTTCTTGCACAAAAATATCAAAAGAACTTTTGAATAAGAAAAAGAAAACCGAATGGTTTATAAATGGTGCAGAGCAGGTTGAACTCGGAGTCGTTGATAAGATAATTACGGATGACATAACTGATTTATTGTGAGGGCTTATGGGTACTAAAAAAACTACTACTAATACTGAACAAAAACGAATTGAAACCCCCAAAGATATAACCCAATGCACTTTCTGGAAAAGACTGCCTTATCAGTTGGAAGAAGAGCAGTGGGACTATATAAAAGCCATTTGGGATAAGAAAAACCTTATGGTAATGGTCGATGCTTGCGCAGGAAGTTCTAAAACAACCCTCGCGGTCGGAATGGCGCTTCTGATGTATGAGCTCGGAATTTACAAAAAGATTTATTACATCGTTTCGCCATGCCAAGAACAGGAATTAGGTTACAGACCAGGGCAAACTGGTGAAAAATTGATGGACTACAGCGGTCCGTTATATGATGCGCTTATGGTATGGGGATATGACCCAAACAAAACCGTAATTTCCGATATGAATATGGAAGCAATGAAAAACGGGACGGCTTTTGTTTATTTAACTTCCGATGTATTTTTGAGGGGTTGTAACCTCTCCGAGGCTTTCGTTATAATCGATGAAGCGCAGAATAGTAAGCAGCTTAAAAAGATAATTTCCCGTTGTCATGACAATTGTAAAGTTGTTTGCGCAGGGCATTGCGGTCAAACGGATCTTCGATTCCCGCAAGATTCTCAATTCCCAAAATATCTCACGGCTGCGAGAAGAGTTGATTTTATCAAGATTATTGAATTGACGAAGAATTACCGTGGTAAATTGAGTCAGTTCGCGGACGAGGTATACTGATGGATTTTAAAGTCGAAATATTAAAACACCCGACCGACGAAGATTGGCTTTTGTGCAAAAAATGCACATTGGTCACGGTTGGAAAAGACAGCAATAAGCTCCCGACGGCTGAATGGAAACACAAAATACTCGCAGCGGAACACAGCCCGATAAGAACATTGCAATTTGTGTTTAGGATTACGAATATTCCATATTGGGTAAGCGTTCATTTATGTCGGCACGTACATGCGACGCCGTTTGTTAAAACGCAAAGGAATGACCGCCAATCGAATTACGACCGTGGGGAAGCGCCGCAAAATCAGCCCGTTGATATGGCGTGGGCAATGAATGCCCAAGAATTGATGATAATCGCCCGTAAGCGTTTATGCACGCAGGCTTCGCCCGAAACGAGACAAATTGTGACGGAAATATGCAGGCAGGTGGAAGAAGCGAACCCTGAATTTAAATGGTTACTCGTCCCAAATTGTGTTTATCGTGGATATACTTGCACAGAGTTTTATCCGTGCGGGTTAGCTGAAAAATTAAAAGCAAAAAACGAAAAAGAAATAAAAGAAAAGGAAATAGATAAAAATGATTAAACTCGGATACGTTGCCCCGAAGAGGGGCGGGAAAACTCAATTCCTAATCGCAATGATTCAGGAGGAATTTTCACAGGGGCATAGATGTTATTACCTTGGTGGGCAGAAACATTACGAAGAAGTAACTGAAAAACTTGTAAAACAAGGTTGTAAAGCGAAGCTCGAACTCATCACCAAAGACCTGATGCCGACCGAAGACGATTGCGCGGTATTTACCGACAACCTTACGTGGGAAATGACGAGCATTTTCCCGTATGCACTTCGCGCGATGGTAAAGTTACACGGCAATTGGTATTACACAATTCCCAAAGAAGAAATAGTTATGCTCGGTGGAGAACCTGACGAGCAGGAGGGTTAAAATGAAACTTCAAGAAATATTAAACGTTTGCGACGCGTTCATCAAAAATCCCGAAGACGAAATGACCGTTAAAGCTTATAACGACATGCTTCAAAGCCTCGTAATCCGTGCTTATTTACCGATGCAGGATAAGGTCGTCGCGCTCGTTCGTATGATTATAGACAGCGATAAAGACATCGACGTTCCCGAAACATTTTTCACGGCAGGACTCGAAATCGCGTGTTGCTTTGATGGACTTCTTTCGTATGCAAATATCGAACCAGAAGTGAATATAGATATAAAGAATTACGAGAATTACGATCTGATTTATCAGTCTGGGCTTGCCGATTACATCCTCAAATTTTGCGGAAAAGATTACGAACGCCTTGTTCGTATGATGGAACGCACACTTTCGTATCAAAACCTTATGGAACTGGTTCAGAGCATAAGAGAAGTTGACGTTGGAAGTCTGAGCGAAGTTACGGAGAAAATCCGTGGAATGAAAGACGAGATTGATCCCGAGGTGATTAAAAACATCGCCGATATTGCTCGTATGAACGACCCTGCGTTGAACAATCTCAAAGACACGATTGACAACGAAGCGGTTGACAAAGCGTTTGAAAAAAAAGACGGAAGAAAAGCCAAACTAACGTAAAATAATAAAAGATATTTCCCACCTCCATTCTAAAGTATAAGGGGCGGAGAAATATGTGAAATGACAATGGTTGTAGCAAATATTTACTTCAATATCATTTAATTTTTATCTTTAAAGAATTATATTAAAAATTAAGGTTAACCGCTTGACAGATTATCTTCTTTATGCTGTACTATACGCATAAAATAAACAAAAAGGAGGTTTATATGAAATTAAATAAGGCGTTTAAATTTAGATTACTGCCAAATCAAACTCAAATAGACCTCCTCGCAAAAACATTTGGTTGTTGTAGATTTATTTATAATAAAATGCTTGAAGATAAAATCAAATATTATCAAGAAACTAAAAAACATTTATCTGTAACGCCAGCGAAATACAAACAAGAGTTCGAATGGTTAAAAGAAGTTGATTCTTACTCATTATGTAACGAACAGATAAATCTACAGACCGCCTTTAATAATTTCTTTCGAATCCCAAAAGTTGGGTTCCCAAAATTTAAAAGCAAAAAGAGTGATAAAAGCAGTTATACAACAAGCAATGTTAGTAATATAATTAGAGCTAACGATAAGCACCAAATTCACCTATGTAAACTTGGTTGGGTTAAATTTGTAGAACATCGAAAAATTCCAACGGATTATAAAATTAAATCAGCAACAATTACCAAAACTCCATCGGGGAAATATTATATTTCGATTTTAACCGAATATGAATACGAAATCTCCAAAAGAGTTTTAGATAAAAACAAATCTCTTGGATTAGATTATAGTTCTCATGACTTTTATGTCGATAACCAAGGCAGAAGCCCAGAGAATTTACATCATTATTACAGAGATTTGCAGGGTAAACTTGCATTTCATCAAAGAAAGCTTTCACATATGGTTAAAGGTAGTAATAATTATGCCAGACAGAAAATAGTTATTGCTCGAATACACGAAAGAATTTCCAACCAACGGAAAGATTTTATAGAAAAAGAATCAACAAAACTTGCAAACTCATATGATGTTATCTGTTTAGAAGATATTGATTTGTCAAACATCGCTCAATCGTTAAAACTCGGCAAAAGCACGTTAGATAATGCTTTTGGAATGTTTAGAACTCGATTAGAACAAAAGATGATGCTACAAGGGAAATTGATTATTAAAATAGATAAATGGTTCCCTTCTAGCAAACTTTGCAGATTTTGCGGTTGTATTAATAAAGACTTAAAATTATCTGACAGAGTTTGGAAATGTGAGTGTGGCGAAACTCTTAACCGAGATGAAAATGCTGCAATAAATATTTTAAACGAAGGATTAAGACGGATAGTTTAATACGAATAGAACCGCAGGAACTGCGGGGATAGCTTGTTGATACTGATAACAATAGTTATCTTGAGCAGGAAACTCTGACGTATTGACATCGGAGTAGTTCACCCCCGAATAACCCCTCGAAATTGAGGGGGAGGGGTTATATTTTCTAAATTAGGGTTATCACCGTCTAATTATGGCGAATTCGCCGTATTTGTGAGGGGTGTAATTTATGCAACAACCATTTGCACAATTGTGACAACGCGGTGACACAAAAAAGTTTAACAAAACGCTTGACAAACGGGTTGCGGTGTGGTATAATAGAAGCAAAGATGGAGGTAAATATGATAGACATCAGCAAAGCAGAGAAATATTTCAAAAATAACGGATATGACGATATAATCGAAGAATCAAAACCTTTTTGCGCTTATTATACGAGTATGAACGTTTGGGGCAACGAGATTGCTTGGCTCGACGTTTCTAATCCCGAAAAAGTCACTCAAAAAAAGGTATAAGTTAAAAACTTATAAAGTCGACGTCGAAATCGGCAAAAATGAAACTGATATAAACGCGATTAAAGAAAAAATTATCGATAGCCTTTACGCGAAAAACCTCGAAATGTTTGGCGGAATTACTGATAGGGAAAAATTGCTAAATCTGACTTGTAACCAGCTTTGTGAATGGCGTTGGCTCGAAGATGACGGAGGAAAAATATTTTCCGAAACACACAAAAATGGAGATGTAGTTTATACAGCACATCTCGTTAAATACGCGGTTGTTTTAGACGCAAACGGGAACCCGATTGACCCTGATATTAAGGAGATTTAAAGATGACGTATTTCGTTTTCGCAGACCCGCATGGTAATTACGAGGCGCTTATAACCGCGATTACCGAAATGGGTTATGATGCGGCGAACCCGCAACACCAACTCATCGGATGCGGGGATTATTTTGGCAGGGCGTCACAGAGCAATTCTGATTGCGTAAATATTTGGCGATATCTTACTTCTCCTCATCACACGAATAAACCGATTTGTATTCGAGGAAATCACGAGAGTATTCTTATCGATGCAATTGAGCGCAGGCAGTTGACCGAAACCGATATATATAACGGCGAACACAACACATTCGCTTCGTTTTTGGGGCGTTACCCGAATCAGGTAAAGCACGATTGTTACCTTCAATTTGACGCGGCAAAAGTTATTATTGACTTCGGGTTTTATGATTGGCTCAAATCGCTTCCGTGGTATTTCGAGACAGAGCATTACATTTTTACTCACGGGTTTGTTCCGCTTCAATGGTTTGGTAAAAAGTGGAAACTGAGCGACCTCTGCGATTGGGAATGGAACACAGCTTCGTGGGTAAGGACGCCCGATTATATCTGGACACTTGACAGCACTCACACAAAGGTAAATAAAACCGTTGTGTTTGGGCACTGGCGAGCGAAAGAGCTGAACGAGAAGTTCGCTGGGAAGTGGGAAACAGTAGATGGTGATATTTACGTTGATAAAGAGCGTAGGTTGATCGGGCTAGACACAACGACAGTATTGAGTCATAAAGTCGGGTGTATCGTGATAGAAGATTAAAAAAACAAAACTCCGTTTCGGCGGGGCTTTTTGTTTGTCTAAAATCGCGAAATTCGTTTTTAATCGGAGAAATGGAGATTGCCGAATTTGAAATCACAGGATAAAAACGGGCGAGACGGTTTTGTATCATTGGAGTGATATAGTAACATTCGTTTTAGGCATTTAACATTCGGATGTTAGATTGATAAAATCGATGTTAAATCGAAATCACGAACAAGATTGCGTGAACCGATCCGAAACCGACTTCTCGCGTGGATTAGAACAAAAGACGTGTTTGAGTTTATGTTTATCATTTCAGACGTAAACCCGTATTGGGTCAAAAGTATTAAACATTGGGTCTTTATCGGGTCATTTTAAACCCGTCGAATTCGAGCAGTTTAAAAACCGATTCTGCATAGAAACTGTTGAAAAATACGCAGTTTTAGTGCAAAGTCGGTTTTTTGATTTTTTTAAATTTTTGAAAACGCTAAAAAGTTAAAATCGATTTTAGCCGCCCGAATGTAATTTACGGTTTTTGCAAAAACTCTTCGACCGTTTCGACTACCGTGTGTTCATCTTTGAGTTTCAGGCATGCGCGGCGGAGTAAAAGGTGAAGCCCGAACTCCTCGTCGTAAGTGTCGTCTGGGTGGCAGCGCACGGTCGCGAGTTTGACGCCGTGGTAATAAGCCGAAAGTTCGTTTTTCTCGCGGCGTACTTCGAAGTCGAGTTTGTAATCGTGCATTTGCGTGCGAGTGATCTGTTTGCCGTGAAGTGCGTCAGACATTGAGAATTTATCGGAGTTGGCGGGGTTAAGACATGATGGATCAACAAATCCGTATTCCCTGTCGGCGTTGAAATTTCTCGGAGTTATATCCACAGTTTGCGTACCGTAATTAAGCCCAGTTATTATAAATTCCTTTGTAAATGTCAGATAAGAGATTATTCCGCTGGCACAAGGGTTGCGGGTTTTTATTTCATTTGTTTTCGGTGTGACGATATCGCCAATTAGACATTCTTTGAATTTCATATTTTATCTCCTTTTCCGTAATCATTTTTAATTTTCTCGCTTAATTCCGCGACCACCTTGTCGTGCATTTCATTTGCCCGAAATTCGCTGTCTTCGGCGCAATCGTGTATTGCCCATGCGCTGTCGAAGTCGATTGGGTTAGACGTATCCGCGTCCCAATAAATTCCGTTTTGCTTGGCTTTGAACGCCATCGTTTCGTAATAACGGTTGCGACCGATTTTTACCCAATCATCTGAATCGTCGAGTGGACGCTGACGCCCGACTGTCGAGACGACCCATTTCAAGTCGGCATATTCGATTAGGGTGTTGCGACGGAATGTGCATGATTCGGCGCAGATGTAATGAGCGGGCCAGCCGCGTTCGGTTATTTTGAGTCTGAAATATTCGTCGATTTCTTCTTCGGACTTCATTTTGAGAACGTTCGGGTCGTATACAACGTCAAAAGGGTTTATCTTTTTATTCCCAGAAATGGGCATAATCTGGGACAAACCACGTGATACCAGATCAAAGCATTTTGGGTCGAGATCATAAAATCTACCCGACATAAATGTCTTATGTTTTGTGTCCACGTTTGTAATCTCGCCTTCCCAATTGCTCGATAACGTAGTGAAGATATAATTGTCATTTGAAAGTTGATTGGCTTTAACTAAATCGCCAATACGAATTTCTTCGAATTTCATAGGTACCTCCTTGTTTGAGTATAGTATAGCATAAGAGAAGGGGTTTGTCAAGCGATTTGAGTGGGATTTTTGATTTTTTATTTTTTTGGGGAAAGGGCGAGAGGGGAAAGGGTTTTAGGGTGGCAAATGTAAATTGGGGATTTGGTGGGTCTGCAAGTTACCAGCAAGTTACCAGCAAGTTAGAGGGGGGTGGCTCGATGGGGGGGATAAAAGTGGAATTTGGAGGTTTTATAGGCGGGTTTGGAAAAATATTTTTTACAAAAGGCGGGATAAAGAGAGAGAAAGAGGGTTTTTGGGGATGGGAGGAAGGGAAGAAGGAGAGAATTTATATTTTTTTAAAAATTTTCAAAGGGGTGGAGAAGAGTTCGAAACTTTATAGGGGAATGTATTTTTTGGTTATGGATTGGGAAGGG